ATTCTTCTTGGTTACAACCTCGGGCTTAGGATCTTTATCAGGCTCGAACTGATGTACCTTAGTATTCTTTGCCATAGCTTGATCTCCTTCTCTGATTTCATTTATATAGTCGATGGCTTCCTGCCGTGTAGCACAATCAGTGATATGCTCCCATTCCTCGTTGCCGATAACAAGCCCGTCTGCCATAAGCGTTTCACTAGCGTAGACTCGGAACTTGCGCTCGCGATTGGAACCGACCAACTCTTTAATCTTATAGCAGAGCTGCTTCTCAGTTGTCATAGCTTGGTTCCTTTGGTTCGTAGTCAGGATCGTACATAGAACGAATGTAATCAAGCGCTTCATTGTAAGTGCAAAATAATTGCTGTTTCGGGATCGTCACCGTCTCGATCCAATAAATCTCACGAGTACCATTTCGCTCGGTATTCACATACCCCTTCTTAATAGTGTGAATCTGGGCTGTTTTCTCTTCCATCACTTCCGACCTTTCTTGAGCATCTGATCCTGCGACCAACTCATTGCCTCTGCCAGGCTCTTGAACTGAGGCGGCTTGTTCTCGCTAGAGCCAGTAGACTGAGGCATGTCGAGAGCAGGCTCGGTCGATGCAGGCTTATCCTGCTTAGGATGGAGAGCCTTGCCTCGTTCGGTCAGTTTAGAGATCTGACGGTTGACCTGAGCCAGCGCTTTGTCAAGGTCGCAGCTATAACCAATGGCGTTACCGTCCTCGTCCTTTACCTCGTAGTCCTCGATGAGGGAATCGAGCATATCGCGCTGCACATCGTTGAGCTTCTTGTAGGTCTCAGCGAACTTGAGCGTGCGAACGATAGGCTCATTCTCTTTCTTGAGCTCATCGATTCGCTGCTTCGCGATCTTGTTGAAAGCCTGCTCAAGCTCGGCATTGTAATCATCGACCCATTGCTTTGCCTGTGCACGGGGATTGTCGCCAGTGAACGGACGCCCAGTCTCAGGATTGATGTAGGTAGGCACACCGTCTTCGTCCTTGGTGTAGATGTCAGGGTCGTTGATGGATGCGCCGAGCTTACCATCACGGGTGACTCGGATCTTACCAGAAGCTTTCATCGCATTGGCGACATCGCTTACAGCCTGGTCTTCGATGGACGACTCGATGGACGAGATGGTTTCATTCACTTCCTCAGCTGAGTAATCAAACTCTGAAACTGTTTCTCTAGCTGCTCCGTCAACAGCGCCGCTTCCTCCAGTGTCTGTGCCATCCAGCTGTGCATCATCGGACTGGCCTTCAGCCACAGGTTCGGCATCACTTCCACTGGTACCTTCTGCTTGTCCGGATTCTCCTGCATCAGGCTGTCCGTCTCGATCGGCTGGAGTCTCTTCAGGTTCTTTCTTATTTCTTTGTTCCAGCGCTGCAAACGCCGCCTCCCACGAATCAATCGCAGGAGTTTCATCTTTTTTTGCATCCAGCTTTTCATCGATTCCATTCATCTTGTTCCTCTCTCTGATCGTTCATGTCCTGCAACTGCTGGATATGTGTTCTGATCCAGCTTTGTTTCAGCATGTTATAGAGTAGCTGCCAGCGCTCGACGATGTTCTCGGTGTCCTTGGAATCGAACTGCTTGATAAGCACCTCGATTGCCGAATCAATATCGGCCACCTTGCCAAGCGCGTTCCTCATGCGGGTCAGGAACTTATTGGTTTCCTTGATGACTTGCTTGAACTCCATCAATCTCTGCTGGTCTGTGATTCCATCGGTGAACCTACAGGAATCATATTGTTCGACCAGGGTGTTCCAGCTAGCCACAAGATCCAAGTGCCTGCATTCCTCATCGACCCACGCTGCGAACTGCTTGTTAGTAGATGCCAGCGCGTTCATCGATAAGCTTCTGGCGACGCCACTTCTCCCATTCGGCGTCAGTCAAAGGAATCGAGGCAGCCAAGGTCACGCCATCGATATAGCTCATAATCGGCTTGCCGCTGAACTTAGGGAGCAGTTCGGGAGCAAGCTGGGTGATAAGGGTCTTCAGTCCGAACAACTGGATCATCGTGTCTTCCACCTGCACAAGCTGGGTTGGAAACGACCATAGGTAACCAGTCTGTCCATCGTTACCCAGGACGACAGGCACAGGCATCTTGTGCAGACCAGGCGTGAAGCTGATTTCGGTTCCGATCTTAGGGAACGTGGTCTTAGCATAGACAGGCTTCGAGGTGTCCTCTCGCAGTATCTCGTAGTCTCCGACCATGCGGTCTACTTCTTCAGGTGCACCGTAAATGCGGTCTCCTGCGTTGGTCTCGCGGACGATGATGTCGTGACCGACCTGCTCATCGTAGGCAATATTGCGTTTCGCGTCGGGCACCATCATCGGTGTGATGAGAATCTTCTTTCCGTACAGCGGATGGTGTCGAGGATCTTTGTCCAATGCTTTCTTTGGCTTCTTTGTTTGAGGTTCCCAGTCCTCGCCTTTGAGGTATGCTGTGATTCGACTGCATCTCTGCTGATAGGTGAGCCCGTCCGGCTCTAAGCCAGCACGCTCCTCCATCCGTTCCAGCTCTTCCTTCTTCAAAGCTGTCATCCTTTACCACCTTTCGACTAACCATGTAGTAAACATGTAGTTTATTATAGCATGAAAAAAAATAGGGCCGTCCATAAGGACGACCCTAAAAGTTAAATGTTCATTCTTTTTTCCTTCATGAACTTGTTCATATAATAATCGGAGTTCTTATCCCTATCAGAGTTCATCTCACAGAAATCATTCTTCTCTTCGAAATAAGGAAGATCTTTCACAAATTTCTTGAACGACGTCTCTGCTTCTTCAATCATTTGGATCTCCTCTTCGAGATCCTTTCTACTATAGGTTTTGATAGCGAGTCTGATAGTAGAATCAGGATTGAAGAATATGAGGTTGGCAAGCTGGCAATTCTTGAGCAAAGTCATACCTACTGCAAGCTGCCATCGTTCGGGGCAATCTTCCTTGTCAGTATAAACAGAAGCAATATGTTTCTCCATACCATAACTCTTCACTTCGCCGATGCTTGATGGACATGGGGCTCCATGTAACTCGATATCATACAATGCTATCTTCTCTGTTTGAGGAATCGACATAGCATCAGGAGACCATCCAAGAAGACCCTTAACTAGGATGATATCATCCCAATGATACAAGCCAAGGTTTGCTGCTTTATTCGCTTCTTCTATAGCAATAGGCTCAAGCAGATGACCTCTAGCCGCCATACCTGTGCTTACGCAATCTTCATTTGGGATAGATGCTGTCATAAGATTAGCAGCAACCTTCATCATGTTCGCTTCTATTTGAGCTTGCGATCTCTTCCGTCCTGTCTCAGTTATAGGTAGGATGTTCTTGATACTAGAAGCTGTCAGGTAATGCGTTCTAGCCATCATCCATTCTTTATCGACCACGTGTCTCCACATAATCTTATCTCCTCAATCTAAAAAAGGGCCCAGTCGTATTATCGACCGAGCCCTTCGTGTTACTTGCAGTTACCGGCTAGAACGGGATGCTGTCATCATAGACAGACATGGGAACCGGAGTACCAGGATCGACCTGCGGCGCATATCCCGTAGACTGAGACTGATTGAATCCCGTATCTACAGGAATGTCAGCAGCATTGACGCTTACCTGCTGCGGCGTCTGCTGATACTGAACCTGCGTAGGAGCAGGTGAGTATCCTACCTGCGGCTGCATGACCGGATTAGGCATGGAGACCGCGGGGGCAGTGGAGGCAGTGGGAGCAGCGACGACACCGCCGTGCGCACCATCATCGGCGAGCAGTTGGGGCACGGTGAGATAGGAAGGCAATTCCTCTCTCAACTGATACGGTCCCGCCTGCACTTCCTCTACTGTCCAGGGTCGAGGATTGCCAGAGCCATAGCTGAATCCCTGAGGCGGTTGCACCGTAGAGATTCGAATGGTCTTGCCGATGAGGTTCATCATATCCTCGCCGCCTGCAATCTTGAACAGGTCGATATGCACCGAGGGCTTCTTGCCTTCACGCTGTGCTTTGCCTGCTTCTGCGAAGGTGAAGGTTCGATAGCCGCCGCTCGGTCCGCAAAGAGTGATACGGATATTCCAGACCGGGTTCCCATTCGGCCAGAACTTCGGAGTCGTCGGACCGTGCTGACCGAAGTTCATCGCCTGCACTTCCTGAATGGCAACTACCGTACCAGTCAGTTCGGTAGAGAACCCAGGCTGATTGGGTCGAGAATAATTCCAGTTGTGTTCGTTGCGGTTAGAGCTTTGTCCAGGATTGAGTGCCATGTTTCTTTTCCTTTCTATAGGGTTCATTAATTGTACTCTACATCGATGAGCAGAGATTCGAGAGTTTCAAGATCTTCTTTAAGATAGTAGTCTGCAACCTTCTTGATCTTGGCTTTCCAATCATAATCATTCAGATCATCTATCTGTTTATCTCGAAGTCCGAGCATAAGCTGCTCGAAATCATCAACGCAAGTTTGTTCATTTATGGCATGGTTGTAGTCATATGTTGCAAGATATGCCAAGGTCCAATTGACCAGGTCGTCGTTGCGTCGTCCTTCAGTGAATGAGTCAGGATAGTTTTCTATCTTCTCTTTGTACTTGTTCCAATCCATTATTCCGAGATCCCTTCATATCCTTCTGCCAACATAGCTGCGATAACATCACCATCGGTAATGTTGCCTTTGCCAAGCTCAGACCAGTCTTCCTTTGAGAATCCTTGGCTCATGATGAAATCGTACAGGCTCATTTGTTCCTCTCTTCCTTTCTCATTTGCACGTATGTCTTGAGGTCGTTCCATATCTCATCGGTCAGCATCAACCGATTGATACCGTTGGACTGCTTGACTTTCGTATAGACAGCAGCGTTCGTTTGGTTTCCCATAAGATCGATATGAGCGTATGGGAAATGCGATATCGGTACGATGTGCGGCGTCGAGAAGTACAAGTGGAAACTTCCAGGTTTCGATGGATGGCTCCAACATTCAGTGATGTTCCTGTACTTCTCTCCCCATGCAATCGTCCTCTCGTCGAACGTCCCATGTCCCTCGCCGTCAATGTCGATGACGATGAACGGCTGAGCATACATGTTCTGTCCGACGTAACCGCAGTCCGACAAGGCGATGGCTGCATCCCTAGTGTATAGGCTAGGAATATAATCCTTGCTGTATCCCCATTTCATCATGGGCTTGTTGTCCCATGAGCACGGGAACCATCGCTTGTCGGTACCCTTCCAACCATCAGGAAGCTTCTTCAGATCAGACAGCTTCGACTGCATCACTCGCTGTGCTGCTGTTGGCTTTCTGATAGTTGGGTTGAAGTTCGACTGAGGTCTTACGAAACTACGCTTGAACGAACCATCGTTATAGTTTCGTATGTCCTTCTCTCGAACAGGGATATTGAGCTGACGGAGATAATCAAGAACATCATCCAGTGGGATCCCGTTCAATCCGCATCGATACATAGCGAAGTAGGGAGACTCACCGAACGCGAACAGATTTCTCCAATCAATCATTGTTGCTCACCTCTTGTTTCTCTGGTTTGTTTAAGATACCTTTGGCAATTACATAGCTATAAAGCCTGAGACCGATATCTCCATATTGACCATTGAGACAATCTTTAAGCAGTCTCTCGGTTCCTTCGTTCGGTACTCTGTTCTTAATTGCAGAACGAAGCTCAACTATTGAAACTAAGCTATATCCTTCAGACTTCGAGATATGAGTCAAAGCTTTTGCAAGCTTGTTCATATCTGCTATGTTCTTAGTTGCATCACTCTTAATGCGCTCTAGGAACAAACTCTTTGTCTTCTCTGAGAATACAGGAGATTCTTCAATATCCTTCAAGTTTCTCTTGATATCAGACATTGTTTTGCATCCTTGTATCCAATCTTTCATCTCAATAAGAGAATCAATATCAGCCTGCGGATCCTGTCTGAGTGAAAGGATGATTGTGCACAGTCCGTACTTTAGAAGCTCCAGATCTTCAGAGTCATTCTGATTGTTGTTGATAGAAGCATACAGTTCATCAATAAGACTTTGGGTTACTCCATACATGTTATGCCAAATAGCATTGGAACTATCAACTGTCTTCGCCAGTTTCAACAGATTGGTTACTGTTCTGGCTGTCATATAGTTGTAGTCTTGAACCCCGAATCCACTTCTATATGTGCTCTTGATTATGTCGATGAGCTTTCGCGTTGGAACTACATTGAGTTCCTTCTTTGCCCATTCGCACCAAGTTTCCTCATCGAACTTAACGTCAAGCCATAGGAACCTCTGCTTGGTTTGCGGAAGCATATCGCATTTACCCTGAGGATTACCCATGGCTACGATGAGGATGCTCGGGAGTTTCCTGCCTGACATCATGTTGCGTTCCTGAATCAGAGTCAGGCATGCATTGAGAGTCATGATGTTTCCATTTGTGAACTCGTCGAATGCAAGGACATCTCCGTCCTTCATGTCGAGCAAGTAATCGAAGTCGTATATCTTCATACGCTTCGTGTCTGCATCAGGCATAGCCATGCCCGAGATCTCGGACGGCATCCTTTGACTGGTAATGAATTCAAAGTATTGCCGTCCGTGCTCCTCGCACCATTGTTTACATTGCGAGGTCTTGGACAATCCTGGATCGCTCATCAATGCGAGCGCCATCTCATCTCGATGTTGATCCAGGATGTCCAGATAAGTCTTGATGTTCCTCACTTTTTCTAACCTTCTTTCCATGTGTCTTGATATAGTTCACGAAGTGGTTGAGATACCAGAAGGAATGTCCGTCGGCACTCCATACTTCCCAATCGTTGATACTTGTTTGCCACTTCGCAATAACCAGGTAAGCCTTGCGAACCTTAGCATTGTGCATCTCGGTTCGCGTTTGCTTCAGCCATTCCTCTTTAACCTTGCGACTGACTGAAGCTGTCTGCTTTCCTGTCTTCACTTCGAAGACGATCTCCTCGGTGCAGATGTTACCATCGTACATCCTGAGGAGAACATCTCCCTGGTCTAAGCTGCCGTGCAGAGCTTGGCGAAATGCTTCCAGCCCTGCACTTTCAAGATACTTTACTAGATTAGTTTCGGCTCTGGTGCCTTTCGCCTTACTTTTATTCATAACAGTAATGCTTCTTGAACAGCTTTGCCCAGTCGTAGCAACGATGGACTTCAACACTCGGACAGTTATCAGTAACCCATCTTGCATAGCCGGTACCACTTGTATACCTACAGCCATAGACATCGTGCTCTCCGATGAAGAAATCGTAGAGGTGCTTGGTCCTGATCCTCTGATCAAGCTTGATTGTTTCAGGGTTATCGGAATCTCCAAACGAGATAACAACATCGTAATCCATGTTGTTACTTTTCAGAATTCTTCTGAAGTATGTGGACTCATTACTGCGAGGAATTTTTTCTCGTTCTTCCTTGATATCCATCTTCAGAACTTCCTCGTTCGTATAGAACTTGGAGATTCCTCCAGTCAAAATCAAGTCTGCATTGGTGATGTCGGTGATGGTCTTGATGAGAGTCATCATGCCAGCACTCAATCCATCAGGAATGCTCGAAGAGATATCGAGGATAACTAAAGATCTTTTCCTCGGTTTCTCTTCAAGATAACCGCAGCAGATACCGAGCTTCTTGTTGTAGCCATCGGTCCACTGATAGCTGTTTGTCAGATTCACCTTGATGATATCTGCCAACTCGCCGAAGAACTTTGGTACAAGTCTCATCTTAAGAAGCAGGTCCATGTCTACTGAGCTGCCAGTATCCATGGCTAGTTCTTCAAGGGTCTTGTCGCAAGTTCCCTCGGTAGATTCATAGTAAGCGTTGTTACCATAATCTTCTTTTGGCGGATTGTAGTTGAGCTTAACAGGTTTATATCTCTCGCCTACTATTTCTGCATAGACATCGCGCCATTTGAAGAAACCGAACTTCTTCTCAAGCATCGGCAGCATCAGCCTGAAGATTAAGATATTGTCTGAGCTACCATCCCATCTGAGGTAGGGGATTCCCTCAGGCGGTCTCTCAGTCGAACCGACGAGGACAATCTTCGGCCAGGTCACACCTCTTCGAGATAGCTCAAACGGAGTCTCTAACATTCTCATCTGTTCTTTCCTTTCCGTAGAAGAAGGAAGCCCAGCATTATTTGCCAGGCTTCCTTCAATTGAGCTAACTAAGCCCAGAGTTCAGGGAGCATATTGGCAACACGTGGAGCAACAGCTGCGATGTAGTCTTTCGCATCCAGAACTGAATTGACGAAGTCAATGATGTTTTCATCACTGAGATTCAGAGGATTCATATCCATCCTACGAGTTGGATTGAATTCATCCGTCAGCAAGACGTCATCTTCATGAGCGAACTCAAGAAGATTAGCGAAGAAGTTCTCAACGATCTTATCCGCCTTAGCGAAGATTGTTGCAGCTTCAATCTCATCCATGATGTTCGAGATCTTATCAACGTACTCATCAAGTGTCGGTGTGTCAGGCGTTTGCTTGATCGAGACCTTAGCCTCGGGTACAAACTTCGGCATCTCTTTCTTCTCCGATGCCGCCTTGATCTCATCAAGATTATCATTGATGAAACCCATAACGTCGTTCAGTTCCGAAAGCTGATTTACCTCTGAGATGACATCAGACGAGGGCATCATAATCTTGCCGTCCACGACAAAGTATCCGCGCTTGAACTCGATGTCCTTCTTGTTTACGAACTGCATGATTGTTCCTTTCTTTTGTTACTTCTCTTCCTTATTAACAGCATCAAGCCATTGCTTAATGTGGTTAACCATCACAGTGTGCTTGAGCTTAGTTGCTTCCCAGGAGGAGTTCTGTCCATAGCTCATCTTGTAGATAAGCTCGGCTATCTCCTGCTCCATACCATGCTCAATTAGCGGTGCTATAGCATCCATCATAGTACGGTTCTTATACTCCCGTGTCTTGGATGCAGCTCCTTTATCTCCAATCTTCAGAGATGTTTCGATCCAATCGACATACTGTTCTGCGACTGGACGAGTATCAATACCTCGACTCCAACCTTTCGGACAGCGGTCGAACTGACGATACCAATAGGATGGTTCGGCGTCGTATGGATTGAAGTGAGGATTGAGTTTATTGACGTGAGCAACTCGTTTGTTCTTCGGTCTTAGATCTGCGAAGACTCTCTTATCCACGTCCATCGATACCATCAGGTAATCCATATCGAATACCTTGATGACGTCAAGACAATCTTCACATCCCTTTCGCCAACTGATGTTGAGTTCAGGGTATCCATCCTTGATAAGCTTAACCGTTTGCAGGTTGTACTTACCAGGATCCCAGAACCTCACTCGATCAGCCTTGAACTTCTCGATTGAGTTCTCGGGTTCCCATCCGTCAGACAAGAATGCTTGGATGAGAGCGGCCTGGGACTGCGGAGAGTATGCGAACAGATCTAAGTCTGTCTCATTCTCCCAGGTGTTCACCTCATCCCAGGAAAACGTTGGATCATCAACGTAAGCTAGGATGGACTGCCCAGTGTAGCAGCACCGTGCACCAGCTGGCACGGTATCAAGGATGTCATTGACGAGTTGTTCGTTAATCATCGTCAACCTCCTTAGCCAGCACGGCCAGAGTTGACAGAGCATCCTCAATGTCTGCCAGGGATTTAAGAGCTTGGTCTTTCTTCCCGATTCTTACTAAGCTTTGAAACTCTGAGAGCCTAGCTCGAACAATCTGGCACCAGGTGTTGAGCATACTTGGTGCGATGGTAACCCTGATCTCTTCCATGTCTTTTCCTTTCTAACTATTCTTTGGTGTACATCGTCGGTTCGTCCGGTATCAATCGGTACATGAACTTATCGACGTTATACTTACGAAGAACCAGGAGCTCACCAGTTAGTGGAAGCTCCTGCACTACTTCCCAGTAGATACCTGGTCGTTTCTTTAGGCGAATCCTATCGCCTACCTTGAAGTTACTCATCGAGTTTCTCGATGAACTTGCGAAGATGAAGTTTCAAAGCTTCTTTCTCGATGAGAAATTCGGGTGTCTTAAACAGGATGACCCCCAAAGGGAATGTTTCATCATGCTTTGCAGCGAGCATAGTGTAAGCTTTGCATTCATCATAGTTCTCTGGATAGAGCAACTCAATTGCTTTATCGAGTTGCTTGTCGAACTTCTCAAAGTCAAAGTTGTAGAGCTCCGAGTTCTTGACCTTAACAGGTTTCGGTTCTTCCAGTTTCATTTCTTCCTTCTTTCCGAGTTTGTAAGCCGACACTTGAAGCATCGGCAACCTGCTGTGTAGCCAGTCAAGGTTCCATGCCTTGGGTCATCCTTGTTGGCTTTCATTTCTTCTAATACCTTTGCCCTCCATTTAGATCGTTGTTTCTTTGCAGCTTCAATGCACTTATCGCATCTGCATCCTGCGTTATATGATGTGATGGTTCCGTGCCGCGGATCTTCGGGATCCTCTTGAAGCTCCTTGAATCTCTTAGCTTGATTTGCTTTTGTAGCTTTGATATAAGCTGGAGCATGCTGCTTATAGTAAGCTTGCTCAGCTAGCCTGACAGATTCTATATGACCTTGCCGAAACTCTTTGCGGTAAGCTTTGGCAGCGGCTTTGCACAAAGAGCATCGGCACTTGCCCGAGGTATAGCCGGTCATGGTGCCATGCCTCGGATCGTCAGGCTTCATGTTTCAACTCCTTTGTTCGAAGTTCGTAACCTGCATTCAAGCAGTTACATGTTAGACATTCTTCACTGTCTCCATCACATGGAGAACAGTAAGGTTCAATACGAGAACATGAATCTTTATATTCACAGATGAGACATTGTTCCATGTGTTTCGCCTCACTCAAAGACTTGGACTCTGACTTCATAGTTATTCAGTCCTGCGACATAACTTATTCCGCAAACATCTTCAACCATTTCTTTGATGGTCGAGTATTATTTGATGGTTGGGTCCTGAGGTTCGCCGATCCATACCTTTATTTTGTATGGATAACGCATGTTCAATAACCTAACTATTTCACTCCACTTAGCTTCTTCAGACCAGTCAGGAAGTTGGTCTGCGAGATTACATTGACGACAGTTCTCGCAATAGAAATAGCGATCAGGCAACGGCAAAGTCTTTGCATATTCACCGTTGCACATAAGCTCTTCATTGTTCACTTTCTTTTTCTTTCTAATCGATGTTCATATTTAGCCAAGCCTGGCATTTACCAAAGAAGTCACAGTTTACTGCGACTGGACAATAAGAATCAAAGCGATGGAATCCAATACCGTCTGGTGCAGCCTTGATTTCTTCTCTAGTTGCACTCCTTAAATATTGTTTAGGAGTGCTGGCAGCAGTGCATCCTTTGTGGTAGCACACATGAACAAACTTATCTTTATCTTCCGTGACTCTACCTATCTCTTGCTTGTAGCCTGGGTCATAGACAACCCAGTCACCGAAGCTAAAGGCTGGCTGATAATTATCCAGTTCATTACTGCATTCCTTACAGACATTACCTGTCTGCTTTTTGTTATCCTTCCAGAACTCACGAGGATAACTTACATGATATGAATCAGGCCATGCTTTGCCGCATCTCGCACATGTCCATTTAGATAGATCGCAACTCATAGTTTTTCTTTCTAATCAAAGAGAGAGCCACTTAAACAGCAGCTCTCTTTTCCTAGTCTTCGTTAGCAGAATGTTGCGAACCCACCTGCTGCAATGACTTGCCCATCATCATCTCGGACGAGCTTCGTTGGCGCCAAGACATCATGTCTCTTAGCTGTCTGAGCAGCTAAAGATGAGACGATAAAGATGGTTCCGTCTTCAGGTTCTGGAAGCCCAATGATCTCCGGTTCATAGACGGTTTTAAAGATGGGGATTCCATCTACCTCATCAACCTGCTGAGTGGAGAAGGTGACTCGCGCCACCTCTCCAGATGCAGGTAGAACTAAACCGTCTTCGTTTTCAAGGACGATGGTCAGATCGTGTTGTGTTAGATTGACGAATTTCATTTTTGCTTTCCTTTCTATTCGTCTTTGATTTGATCCAGTTATTTTTCTTGATCCAAAATATGCTGTCATCTCAAACCATACTAAATTTTCTTCCAGTATAGTTTTGAGGTAGACGTTAATATACAGTCCATTATTATCGTAAAGGGGGCGCACCATCCTTCATAGAATGGTTTGGAACATGCGCTTTGCCATGCTTCAATTAAGCAAGTAGTTGGGAGTTCAAATTCCCAAATGTTAAGAGCTTCATAAAGTTCTCGATAAGAGCGTACATCAGCATTCCAGGTATATTTGTAATCGCCATTTTGAAGAGTGGCGATTTGCTTTAAATTCTTTTCAAAGTTTGCCTTCGTTGTTCTAACCTTTCTAACTGAAGAGAGAGCCACATAATTGCAGCTCTCTCAAAGCGAAACATTTTATCGACGATGACCGTTAACGAAGCAATCATTACAGATAACTTGTCCGTCTTCTGACCAGTTGTTATCTGCCTGTAACATGCCCAGTTCAACTGGGATTCCACAATACTTGCAGTCTGCCCAGCGATGTACCGGAACTAAGCACATCAAGATACAGATAACGATGAGGCTGATGATTGCGATAACCTTTTTCATTGCGGTTATCCTTTCTACTAATTAGCTCTTTATGTTAGGCAGTTGGTCTCCATATTAAACAAGACCTACCTCGCTTACGTTTTTTTTAAGCGAGTTGGGGAGCTTTCGCTCCCCTCCTCACTATTTATTTGGCCGCTTTGATAAGTCGGACCGGTTTGTAACGGCTATTGCCGTCTTCATCCTCCACCCATCCATGGGTGATGCAGTCCCCAACCTCAATGGGTTGGGTAAATGTGATCCAATCAGGTTTGATGATTGGATGCTCTTCGCCGTTGTCGTCAACGCTTGTGATGCGTTCCAGGCCCTTTTCGGGGTCTGCTTCAATTTTGACAACTTCCTCGTTCTCAACGTATTTCACTTCTACGTGAGATTTCTCAACAACTTGCCATGCCATGGTAATTCCTTTCTCTTTTTTTTATCAATTACCTAATATCCACAGGGTAATAACCCCAGGGGCCCGGGAGGCAGATGCGTGCGAGAAGAGTCAGGAGAAAGTGAGACAGAGAGTGGGCGAGGAACATGTCTTTTCTAAATATTGCGCGATAGCGGAACAGCGGACAAGCCGGTCCTCCCTGGAGGTCGGACGTTTCCGCTATACACGTCATTCATTCGCCGAATGCACGTTTCCCCAGGTTATAAATCGAAAAATGTTTCGCTTTTTATAACATGGGGGGTAGTATATATTAGGATACTTAGTAGATTAGTGGTATGGAAACTTCCCCCGAAAAAAATTTCCCCATTCTCCAGGTTTTCCCAGGAAAACAAGGTAATCTCTCGCACGATATGGCTATCAAGAGAAACAAAGTAAGAAAATTCCCTATAGTTCCACGGGATATAAGGCAAATGCCTCCACGTTCCCCTATTGCCGATCCAGTGTTACAAAGTTCAAAAACGGTGTTACTTAAAAAAATTTCACGCCATATATAACTATAGTGCGCTTTGCGCCAGGTCCGCGTAGCGGACGCGCGCTCTGCGCCTTGCTGTTCCCACGGTTTCTACGATGGTGTTTGCCTTGGTCCCCTATGATGTGGTGCGGCTTTGTGTGGCTGTCGGAGATTTGTTGTACCTTTGTCACAGCTGTTTTCCAAGTCTCCCCCAAGCGGTGCCGACGGAAGCTGCGTCTGAGCGGAGGGGCGAAGCCCCGACCGAAGCGCAGCTCCACTCGGCCCGCCTAACCGGGGAAGCCGATCTAACAAAAGCAATCAATATATATACCTTCTACCCCAACATCAAAAGAACCAATGCAACCTCATCATCCAGGTTATCATCGGTTCTACTAAGATATATATGTTATCTCTGTTGTCTAAGTGCCCACGATTTTTGGCATGGAACTATTATGGGCGGTCAGGTCAAGATTTTCAATGAATCCACCTGCCTCCCTGACAAGGCTTGATCAGAACCCTGCGTGACCATCATCATCATTCGCGGTCTATGTGCCGTTACGATTTATCACCCGTTCTGCTAGACACGGTAAGGTAAACAGTTCCCGTGCCGATCATCACATCTAGGTCAGGTTCCATTATCGACGTTATGACCGGGTTAAAAGGCTCGAACGTCAAGAGCCGATCAATCCTGAGTTTCTAATCAGCTTCTAACCAATCTAATCAGCTTCTAACCAAAGGTGCTAGAATCATTGTAACATAAGTGAAAGAAAGGAGGAAGCTGGAAATGGCATTGGAGTTTGAAGGTTTCGAAGCACCGATCTCAGCCATCGAGGATGTGAAGGCGAACGGTGTGATGGAAGAAGTCCATGGGTTCACCCAGGATGATCTCGAGAAGATGAGCCGTGAGGACAAGGAGTTCCTGCCCATCGGTCTCACTGATGCCGATGCTTGGGAGAACTACACCGATGATCGGCTCTATGAGATGGACAAGATGGTGAGGTCCTGGTTGAAGAAGACCTGGTACCACAGGACCACCAAGGGGAAGATGAAGACGGCTGTTCCGCCTCTGTTCACGTTCCTCTATGGTCGTCCTCCGGGCCCCGCAGACTCAAGGACCTGCGCCATGATGCACCGCCTGCTCAAATACTACTGCACAAGGTACACGGGCAAATCGACCATCAACAACCAGGTGTTCTCGCGTGTCTACCATTTCTCGCAATACTCTTGCAAGACGAAGAGGCCGTACTCGCTGAGGCTTCGGATAGAGGAGATGGAAGATGGAAAAGATCCATTCAGACTTGGTCCCGACGATCGTCGAGACAAGCGCAAGAAGCCTAGACGAGCAAATTCTCGAAATGGCAAGAAGCAAGATGGGTCAAGTGGTAAGGATGGCGGACACGGTTCCAAGGGCTGAGTTCCCTACAGGAGCTCGCTGCGCAGCCCAACATCTGGTGTCACGCATGTTCACCGACGCCATCTTCTCGCAGGATATCCGAACAATCGAGGTCATCATCAATCGCATCGATGGTGGCAATCCAAGAGATGATCAGATGTCGAGCCTCCAGACGTTGTTCGGCGATGCCATCAACCGCATCCTTGAAATCGAGGACCCGCGTGAGCTGAAGGTGACTCCCGATGACTCGGTAATGGACGCCCTCTGCAAAAGCCTCTACGATCTGGCTGCACAGGACATTTACCACGAGGAAGACGAGGAGGGCAACATCAAGAACAAGCGCCCGTCAGCTGAGACGAAGAAGTCTCACGAGGCAGCTCTTCGCATCATCATCGAGAGATCTCAGGGTAGAAAGACCACTCCGACCTTGGTCGAAGAATTACCGGAAATAAAAAAAGCAGATTGGCTTTTGTCGTTGGATTCGTCTTCCAACGTGGTATAATAAGGCCATGGCCTTAGAAGCCAGTTCCTTTCTTTCCGTGTCTTGGGAACAGGGGCAGACGATTAGCCAAGGCCGAGTCCGACGGGGTTCGGCCTACTGCCTCCTAAAGATGCGGAAAACTTAGTGACACGGAGACAACATCATGAGAACAAGAGAATTTAAAGAGTGGCTTTACGAACCGTCGTTCGAGGAGTCGGTATGCGCCAACCCGTTCCACGACATCGCCAAAAAGGTGTTCGACGGGTATTCTTCCATGGACCCGTTCCAGCCAGATCCTGACGACGTGAGGACTAAGGTGTCCCAACTGATCAAGGCAGGACTCATCATCCTTGAGGGCGATGTGGTCTACGTCAAGGAGCACGACGACCTTCATCCTTTGAACGAGGCCATCGATCTTCTGGCTTACTATCTCCACTCAGACTCAAGAGAAGCCCACAAGGCGGCAGACATCCTCGAGACGAACTTCCAGGGGTATTTCCCTGTAACTCAGCATAAGGTGCTAAGAGACGCCGTGTGCGTATCCGACAACGGCATCGACCGCGTTTACGATCTGAAGACGTTGACTCAGGTCGATCCGCAGGGTTTGCTCCCGGAGTTCGGCAAGTCGGAGGTCGTCGAGGACAGGTTCTTCCCTATCGCCAATTACTTCGCGCTCATCAACCAGGCGGTAGGCGAGCCGTGGTTCTTTGAGAAGATGCTCCTCTACCCGTTCACCCAGCGCATCCGCGAGAAATCCCACGTTCTCGTCGGAGGCGGCGGTAACGGCAAGTCCCTGTTCATGAAGATGGTACAGCGCCTTTACGGACAGAAGGCGTTCACCGATGCGCCTCAGCCGAACTTCTCGGGGCACAGTGCGGGCGTCATCTCCTACAACTTCGTAGGAAAGCGCGTCGTCACATTCAACGACGTAGGCAACCCGTCTGCCCAGTTCCTCGAATGGATGAAGCGCATGATCACCGGCAACCTGGAAGTGAAGACGCCGACGGGCCAATGGCTCTCGATTCCTTGCCGGGCGAACTTCTTCATGGAGACTAACCACACTCCCGAGATCTTGGACCTGGAAGCCCACAGGCGCCGCTTCATCATCAGGGAGTTCGACTCCGACTTCAGGCTCGCCGATTGGATGTCGCCCGAGGAGCTCGACACCATCGGTGACCGAGGCGAGGTCACGGCAGCAGACCTCGTCGTGTATCTCCTCCAAGTAAAGGATCAGATAGATGACTGGACTGAGTTCGGTCCTGAGCCTCCGTCAGAAGGCGATAAGATGGTGGAGCTGGTCAAGAAGCAGATGGGAGAAGACGATGCCTCTTAACCCATATGACACTGGAAAGCCTAAGAGGGAATATGCGAAGCTTAAGCCGAAATGGGTTCCCAAGCATGAGGAACCGAAGATACAGAAGAAGCCGCTACGTCCCATGGTCGATGCTGACTCGGTCAAACGGGACGTCTGGAAGTGGGAAGCCAAGCTTGCGGACCAGACATCGATAGACGGCTATGTGAAGGGCATCACCATCGCATCAGCAGCGTTCGCAGCAGGACGCGAGCTCATGAGGGTCTACGGAACAGATGACGTGGACGTGTTGACTGTGCGGCACCCAAATGCCGAGACCTAAATACCTTCCACCTCCTCCGCTCGAAGTAACCTTGTGCCGCGACTGCGAGCACTGTCCTCCTCCGAAGGCTGTCGTCAAAGTCAGGGACAAGAAGCGCTACACTACGATATGTTCGCTCCATGGAAACTGGATCGGGCTTGAGAGCGCAACTTGCGAGGATGGAACGAACAAGAAGCGGTTCGGCAAGCAGCCGACCAAGCCGCTGAAGTCAGAGACTGGATGGGAGGATTACTGATGGATTCTACCTACCTTAGACGTTGTTGCGATGTGGTAAGATGCTCTCGATGCGTGTACTACGAACCTGGCTCAGGTTGCACGCATCCTGTGGTAAGAGCACCCAAGAAAACGATTGGGTGCGATCACGGAGAGACATTCGAGATGGTGAGAGAAAGAGAGCAGCGTGAAGCAGAAAGAGCAGACGATTCAGATCAAGTACGGTAAGAATGCATTTCCGCCTGAGCGGCACGGAGAATGGATCGACCTAGCAATTCCTGAAGCGGTCCATATGGAACGAGGTGAGTTCCGTATCCTGCCGTTCAACATCTCGATGAAGATGCCTGACGGGTATGAAGGCCATATTGTACCGAGATCCTCAACGTGCAAGAACTGGGGATTGCTTATGGCTAACAGCATGGGGATCATTGAGAACGATTATTGCGGCGACGATGATGTCTGGGGATTTCCTGCTTATGCTACGCGAACCGTCACTATTCCCGAGGGGACGAGGATCGCACAGTTCCGCATCGAGCGGATCATGGGTCCGATCAAGTTCGAGGCTGTGCCCACGCTTGACTATGAGAATCGAGGCGGCTATGGCAGCACCGGAAAGTAACTGCTCGTACTGTCAGGGTAACGACCTGTTGTTCAAGCGCAACAATGTAAAGATCTGGGTTGATGGAAGCCTCCGGTTGTTCGACCCGAAGAACAAGATTAACACTGACATCGACATCAACTACTGTCCTATGTGCGGAAGGAAAGTTGAGAAATGTACGTCTGCGGAGTAGATACTAAAGAACTTATCGAACAGATCAATGAGAAGATCGACCGCGGCCTAGCTATCGATCGAAGAACTCTTGGGCCGTTACTTGGATTGCCGCTCGATAGATGCTACGACAGTGTCGTCTGGAAAGCCATGGAGCGCCTTATATGGCATCTGGATTACGAGCAGCGAGCACAAGAAGTCAATGGCTATCCAACTTGTGATATCAAAGAGGAGAAAGAGACTGAGGATCATTTTACCTACGATGATGTCACGTATCCCATTCACTACGCAGGGAACAACAAGATCACGTGCAAGGATGCCTTAAACTCTATGATGTGTCCGCTTGAGGCAGCCATTACCCCAAAAATCGGGTACTGGCTTGGCTGTGCGTTCAAGTATCTGTGGAGGGCTTTTCTCAAAGGTGATCCTAAGAAAGACCTTATGAAGTGCAAGCAGTGTATCGATGAAGTGCTGAATCTGATGTAGCTTGCTATAATTGTCTTCAAAGCGAGAAGCGGAGGAGACATCATGCCTATTACGAAGATAAATTCATACGACCCTGATGAGGTGTTCAAGCAGAAGTGCAATGAGAACTTCTCTGACATCAACGCCAGGGTCGTTTCGTATTCTGGTTTCACAGGCAGCTTCGATGATGTATATCCTATTGGCTCGGTAATCTGCATTAAAGACTGGCATCAAGATGATCGTTTCAAAGTTGGCACATGGCGCTATCTCGGATCAATCGATGTCGATACTACTTACACTGAAAGTCACTCCATACAATTCTACGAAAGGACCGCCTAATGGAAATCTTTGGTAGTAGCCTACTTGATACCATACTCAATCCAAGTGCGAGCCTTGCCTTAACGAACAAGAAGCTCTTTGATCAACTCGGTCCATCTGGTTCTGGTGATTTCTCTAAAGACACTAAATACAGAACGGAACTACAAAATCAGATAAACAACTCGAATCTTCCTGAAGAAGTCAAGCAAACTGCTAATGAACTGCCGTCTAGCTGGAAGATCAACTCATCTCAAACTGAGAAGAAAAAAGGATACACTCCAGCAGATATTAGCTCTTTTAGCAATGATCATAGTCGAGTTAATAAGAAGGATAACTATTGGGCAAAGAAAATCAGTGGACCAACCGAAGAACCTTCTGAAGAAGTTATCAAAGCAGTTTCTGGAATGCAAAATTCGCCAGCACTACAGTGGCTTAACGAGAAGGCTCCCGTATCTGGAGACCTGGTTACTACTGAAGTAGATGGTCAGCAGAGGGTAAAATTAGAACCATCTAAATCAAAGTTCGCTGACGAATATGAAAACCAACTTGAAAATGGTGAACTGTCTGGCGAGTATGGTATCCCCAATTACTATTCTGATCCTTCGGAATCAATGGCTCAGGATTGGCACCATCTTATAGCTTCTATCGGCAACTTACCTAAAGCTGGAGCAAAAGCAGCCTATGGTGAACCAGAGTGGGGCTACAACTTAGATAATGGTCGATATGCTTCCTATGATGATCTCGATAAGCTTTATTCTGATGAAGGGTTCACTAACAGTTATTTATTGTCAAAAGACGACAACCAGGTTTACCAAAACGGTAATGGTTGGTATGTCGAGCTTCCAAGCGGAGCATATGGTCAGGTATCAGATAATGAGGACAACAGTCTCCTATCATACGATCCTGATACCGATTCATTTGGATTCCCGAACACGGATGAGAGACTTGACTATGCAGATACTGAGGATGCTGTCTTGGTTCCTGGCGTGCCGGTCAACATGTCGGAGCAAATGCCTAACGACTATATGCCGAACTCTAATATCACATGGCAAGACTTTATGGATTTGACTAAAGACAGTAATGTCATGCCTACTCAGCAGAACCCAGGTTTCCTCAATTTGAACCAACAGAGATGGGCTACGCCTGAAAGCGAGGCTGACGATCTGTCTAGAATCAAAGACTCGCTACCAGAGGGTCTTGCTGATTTTCCTAACTGGTTTATCAATGTGCTGGCGTCGTCTGCTCCCTTCATGCTTCCTGGTCCCGTAGGACCTGCTGTTGGTCTTATGACTGGTTTGTCTGATGCCAAGCTTGCTTCGATGGGGATTGATCCAACCAGTTATGATCCTGAGTCTCAGACATACGCACCGGCTGTCGAGGACACGAACAGCGATCGAATGTGGAGAATGGGCGGCGCGTTCACCGACCCAGTTATTGACGCTGCGCTCGGTGTTGGCGGTATGAAACTTGGTCAGAAGCTTAATAATAAGCTGCTGAACAAAGTTGCAAGTGGAGATCATGGAGCTATTAAGAAAGCTATCAGGAAGATGCAGCGAAGTGACTTCAATCAAAAATACCCAGTTTTGTCTAATTTAGGTGAGATTGTTGGAGAAGGCATTGAGGAAGTTCCTGGTCAATGGATGCAGCATGTCGCCGATGTTGGCGGCCTTGAGAACCTCGGTATGAACAAGAACGAAGAAGGAGAAGACGATTACAATACTCCGGTAAGTGATCGAATTAAGAATGAGATGTTCAATTATGTTTTGCCAGACTTCTTAGGAGGAGCTCTCTTCGGTGGAGCATTGAAGGCGCCGCAACTTGCTACTTCTACCATTAAGACGGGTAAGTCATTGAAGAATGCTAGGCAAGAAAGAAAAAACAGGTTCAAAGACTTCAATGTTGGTACCGAGGAATATGATATTACTGATAAGATGAAGCAGTACATAAAGAGCCAGGAGGAACCAAATGGCGAAGATTTTTAACTTTAATAAAATTAAAAGTCAGTTTGAAAATACTCTTGACAATGCTAAGAAAGCCATCGAAGGTCAAGATACTTCTTCCCAAAGCGGGCAGGACGTTTTCGAGGAAGCGCGAAAAGGATCTGGTGAATCGCTCTTTCAAAAGGCTCAGAATCAACAAGCTAGCAATGTCGCTGCTGAAGGTGCGGCTACTACACCCAAGGAGGAGAATCCTGTTACACCTCCTGTCTCTAGGACGCATGAACAAGGCGAGGATAAGACGTCGCAAGCATCCACTATTCATCAGGAAGAAAAGCCTCAAGATCAAGCTACTGATCAAGGCCAAGACAGTGGACTAAAGCCTGATGTAAAGCCTGGAGAAACTAAGCATACTGCTGAAGATGAGGTTGCTCTCTACAAGTCGGCTTATCCTAATGTAAGCTTTTCTGACGTTTATGGAGATAACAGCCTTGATGCTATCAGCAGCTTGCCTCAGATGTATCAGAAAGACGCATATGAAGAAGAAGTAAAAGGTAACGATGAAGCTACTGTAGAATCCTCGACCGACTCCGTTGATGATGAGTCTGAGGGCAGCGATGATACTTCGACTGGCTCCAGTTTTGGTATTCCTGCTGACTCTCAAGACGACGTGGATAGAGTCAAGGAGGCAAACAGTGCAGCAGCAAACGTATTGATAGCTGGTGTTCGAAGAGCTGATAACACCAGAACGAATATTAAGCCGATCTCAAGCACTCCGTTTTATGGCTCTTCACTAGCAACTGAAAAGAGTATTAATAATGATATTACCGACTACTCTGACTTTGGAAACGTAGTTAACGGAACGCTTGGAGATGATGCTTCGCTCCCGATGGATGCTGTTGGTGTGAGTATGGAATACCTTGTCCATGCCTATCTCAATGGTGGTGAAGATATTAGGGACGAGGTAAAGAAGCGTACTGGGCTGACTCCTGATGACCTTATCGGAGTCGATGGAACAGACAATGCGTTAAGAGAAGCCTTGAAGATGACTTTCACATATGAGAATCAGATTCGAGTTCCTACTTCAAAGTATCCTGTATCCGAAGATCCTTCGATGATGTCCCGTATCATCGTTGTCGGCGTACGTCCAGGCATCACCTTGCATCCTGTTATGGCAAAGCAGTACAAAGCAGACTTCGATGGTGATACTATGAGCGTAGGTTTTTCTACAGCCCGTGGCGCAACCATCAAAAGAGCTTCTGCCTTCTTCGTTTCCTCTGCTAACGAAGTTCTTCCAGACGAAGACTTCTTTGGATTGCGAAGGGTTTTTGACTTCAGCAAGCTCGATAACGATATCTTCTTCGCCCTTGAGACAAAAGAGATCTCCGACCTTCTTATCCAATGGTCGCAACCTAAGTATGTTGACGGTGCCTTGGTTGGGTTCTTTCGTATGTCCAGGAGCGAAGCCGATCGCCTAGCAAACATCATCTCGAAAAATTACAAGGGTCAGATTGCGGCTGCAAAGGGTGAAGTCTCTGAGGCTCCTTCATTCTACGCTGACCTGATGAAAGAGATTGTCAGGTATGCTTACGCCGAGCATCGAGATAACTACGACACTGTAGCTTGCGGTATTCTTCAATTTGTCTACGACTTCGGTCATGATGTAAGGATGACCGATGCCGTTTGCCTTGATTTCCAATCTCAATATCTAGGTCCGATGGCTTCCGGCGTGCTTGAAGACGTCGATCTAACTGATCAAGTCGAAGTATCGTTTCCTTCTCCGCCTGCGAACGTAATGGACTTGATGACAGCGTTCAACTTCCCCATCGCCCGTCGCGAGAGTAAGAATGTGATCTACCGACTTACTGCTAACTTAGGAAAGACAGTTAAGTCTGTTCTTGAAAATGCCGCCGATCCTAATGGGTGGATTTCCCCAAAGCAGTGGAAAAGCACGGTAGATGATCTCTTCTCCTTAATGATGGCTAACCGTGTTACACATAGCGACAAAATGATTGCAATGAACGCAGTCCTTCGTGCGAAGGTAGTAAGGCAAGTTGGCGTGCCAAATCTTGATCCGGCAGTTGGATTCTCTACCGATCCAAAAACAGGAAGGCAGATTCAGCAAGGTTTCGAGGATTTTCTCTATAAGTTTACTAAGGCATATAACCTGTTAGCCAATAGTGTCAATGCCGCTGGCAGTCAGTTTACAACCGACCTGAGGATTATTGAGAAGGTCGGAGTCGGAAAACTTATGCCGATCAAAACCGACGACAATGGTCGCCCGCAATCCTTGAATGATGTCGCTGATCCGTTCTTGAAGATTTATGGCGAGTTCACAATGCGTCGTCTTTTTGGCAACTTCCGCATTGAACCAAGCGTACCGGCAGGAACAAGAGGTGACTTTAGGCAGGCGTACATCCCTGAAATTCATGGGAATATGACTCTTGCGCAATGGGTTACTACGACAAGATATGCTGAAGGTTCAACTATTATTGATGGACAAAAGAGATCAATAACAGGAGGCGAAAAGGGAATTCGTATTTTCGTCAGGTGCCTTGCAGACCTCCGCGATAAATACGATTTCAACTTCTATAAGAATCTCGATAAGGCTCTTTACGCCACAGTAGAGCAAATGCGTCAGTTCGATAAGAAAGTCGATGATGCTGATTATGTTGCAGTAAGCGAAGGACTTCTGTCTACGATGAGGCTGCTGGGTAAAAACGCCTTCGACTACTATGGAATGAACAGTGTTGACGGTATTCGAGGAAGCAAGTTCGGAAGACAGCTAATCAATGCTTGCCTTACTGCGCCTAATGCTAAGTCCGCAAAAGACAAACTTGGCTCGGAATGGATTTCCCTAATGACGAGATATCGTCTTGCTCCCATTATGGAAATGAAGAGCGAGTGGCTTGATGCTAAAGAGTCGGGCGAGTACAGCGAAGAATCGTTAGCGAAGATGCGACAGAAGTGGGAAGCTAAGCTAGATGAGCTCGCAGGACAGTCTGATCTATGGAAAGCTCTTGTCCGGGATTACCGTGATGGAGGTAGCGCAATAACCGACTGGGCATTAAGTGACAGTCTAGGATTCGAAGAAAAATGCAAGAAGCTTATCACGCTTGTCAGAAAAGATGGCTACGATATTGATAGGAACAAAGTAGATAGGCATGTTCCGGCTATGCTTGTTGCAACGGGAATGACACCTACTGTAAGCAATCTTTACATTACCGACCTAGGACATGGTGAGTGGCTGAATAGCTTTAAGAAAGTCGTCAACTCAATGGATTCCTATGCGAAGAAGAACATCGACGATATCGACACCGACGTCAGAAAGACGATGTCGTACCTTGATGAAAACAATTTGAGCATTGGAGAGTTTTTCAAAGATCTGGCGAACGGGAACTACCTTTTGAACGATGTCGAACCGGAGCTTCTTTCTGATAGCTTTGCTGTTGCCTGCACGCCGTCGTATTCTGCTACCGAGAAAAACACGCAGGAAGATGCAACTACCCATGCTCACGACTCCATCATGCTGGCTATCAATGGTATGAAGGTTTCAGATTTGGCAAAAGTTGACAATGCGTTTCTTGGCGAAATGTCTTACGACATGTTTGTTAATAATCCAGTGATAGTTGCTAAATGCTTAACTGATCCTGACTACGAAGTCTGGGTCTACAAAGGAGACCAGTTAGCAAAACCGTATTCGCAGGAAGCTATTTTCGGCAAGAAAAATCCGACGGATCAGGAAATCAAGGAATGGTTGCTTAACAACAAACGAGTAGCTATGGCTCTTCGGCGGACAACCTACTCTGCTGGACTGGATGATGTCACCTACACTTCAGCTATCAGTCTTGAAGACACTATTAAGAACTGGCAACTTGCGAAGGGCTCTGGAGAATACAAGTTCATGATGCAGAAGGCGAAGAGCTTGTTGATGGATCATCCTTCGTTTTATGCAATCACTGCTTTGCTTACTCCGATTACCGGCAAGAAACAGTATGAGATTACCGAGATTGCAAATGATAAATTTTCTGAGGTAATCAAGTTCTTAAGTAATTCCGTTGGAGTTGAAAGAGAAGATATCTACAACTGGATTGTCGAAGATGTTATCCCGCAGTTCGATGTCAACTGGAACGACTATGAAGCAGCAGCTAAAGAAAACGATCTTAGCTGGGAATATGGTTTGCTCGGCAAAGATCAGATTGTTGAATCGCTTTGTGACTTCATAGTTGATCTGTCCGATATCCTTGAGAATGCTGATGTTGCAAGGCATTTCGAATCGGATGAATATGAGATGCCGACTTTTGAGCACGTAAAAGAAAGCGAGCTTAGAAACTATAGCAATCAGCTTCAGCATTGGGGCGGTGCGCGAACTGCGTCTGCAACAAGTGTCAATGGCAATGAATCTCAGAAAAATGCCATTATGGGCTTCGTAGCCAACATTAGACCAGACGAAGATTGCGGCGGCGGCAAGACGATTCTTATTCCATACGATGAGTTTCAAAATCGTATGGATGAGTTCTTTGGTGGACATTTTGCTGATGGAACCATAATCGATGATTATTCTGCTGCTACTGTTGCTCCCGATCAAGATGGCAACATCGAGATCATAGACAACTGCACTTGCGAATCAAAGGGTATTCCCTGCAAGAAACATACGCCCGAGGATCAAACGTCGAACTGGACTGGAGCTTATAGAACGTCTCCTGTCGGAGCGTTTCTTGGAATCAATCGTTCTGATTCTACGGAGAAGAATTCAATCAAATCTAAAGCGAAGCCAGTTGATTCAAGTGACTCGGTTATAAAGCGATACATCATCGAGGACTACAGAAAGCAGAACCATCGTATCAGAGAGACTGTGCTGAACATGGCAAGCAGCGGAGACGTCGAAGGAGCAAGACGTCTTCTTGCTGAGGCTTTTATGAACAGCAATTACAGCAACGATTACAAGGATCTGAACATACAGCAATACTATGCACTTGCTCATTTGATGCTTCGGGTGACCGACAACGGTCCGGTTCTCGTCTCCCTTGAGCAGCTGAACGAAATGTGCCTTGTGTTCACTGAACAGATACTCAAGGATCCTAATATTAAATCCGATACCAACGAAGACATCTGTCGAGCCTTGAAGCAAAAGATTGAAGAGTGGGTCCCTACTGAATCCGTCGATATGAACAAAATTCTTCGTTCGGTGCGAGTATCTTCGTCTTATCCGTTTAAGAACAACAACCTTATCAATTGGTATTCGAGTCAAGATCGAAACCTTGAGCTGATGCTCAAATACACTGAAGACTATACCGAGCGTATGGGTGATACATATATCGATCCATCGCGAATCGAGGATTTGTCTAAGGACTTTGAACGCAAATATCGAGAATCTGGTTTCGCTCCATACTTCAAAGCTTATAAGTGGCAACCGAAGGAACAGAAAAAGAATACTGGTAAAAAAGGATCAACCAATAAAAAAGGCTCTGGTAAAAACTATTCTTACGAAAGTCTGATTAAGGGAGGCGATAAGAACGCTAAAGGAAAAATCATTGCCGGTTTCTACAAGAACAAATATCGTCTGCTTGGTCATGGCGACAAGGATGGTTTGAACTATACGGAGTTCCCTGGCCCGAATATCTCTTGGTTGATCGAAGGAAACATCTCTCCCCAAAATTTGTCGGAAGCTATCGATATAGCTAAGAGAAATGGGAACACGATGTTCATTGAGGGAGCAGTCAGCGATGAGCTCTTGTCAATCATCAGAAGAGAGACCAACGGTCATTACCGAAACGTCAAACTGGATAAGGGAGGCAAGGGTATTATCATACCTTTCTTCGAGCTTGAGCTGAATGGATCGACTCCGTTTGACGGATCGTTCAATGTAGGCGAGTTCAGATTTTCTCCTCGCGAAATATTCCGACTTGTCAGAGATGAGCTTGATGAGTTCAAGCTTGGCGATTCTTCTGCTGCTGTTGTCAGGGCATTTGCTGAGATGATTCAACCGAAGAACACAAAGCGAGAAGAGTTCAATCTCAACAAATTGTTCAGGCGCCTCATCAATAAAGACCAGGGCTCCGCGGAGTTTGGTGTATCAATAGCCGACTTCGGATCAATTACCCAGGGTCTCGATTGGAAACAGAATGGGTGGCCTGAGTTCGAGCTTGGTTTCGAGCCGAACGATGATCAGATGGAACAATTTGGCTATGATCTTAAGCGATATCTGAAAAGGCTTGAAAACGGGGAAGTTGGCCCAAACGGCTTCATCACCGGTAAATGTCGCCCAAACGACATCATCGGTTTTGCTATCGCCAAGAAGGCTGTGGGGGATGAGATTAAAGAATATTGGGCTCCCATTTACGCATTCAGCATGTATAAAAGCGGAGCGGCAATGAAAGAGTTTACGATTAATGGCGATTATGAAAACCATCTCTATGATCGCAACAGCATCATCGTGAACTATATCGACGTGTCCAACCTCGCTGATCATCAGTTCAAACTCTTCCAAGGCTGGCTGGCCGCAAATAAGCTGATGTGCAATGGCAATGTCATTTCGGATCGAAAGCTTAAGAACGGTTCGCTTCTCCATATCTGGATCAATGCGAAATCAACTGAGTCTCGTGAGCTTTTGTCAGCAAGAAACAACATCATGAACACGCTCATGTGGGAGGCTCGACTTGACCCGTTTGGATACAACTTGGCTGAACTTCCCACTACCTTCCCCAACAATCAAGAGCTGAAAAAGAAACTACTCAATGGTGAGCAGATCCTTGATTCTGAATGGGCAGACTTCATCAAGAATGATGGACAATTCTTCTCTGATGCTCAGCTATGGGAGAATCCTAAATGGGCTGGAATGGGTTCGGCTCCTATGAACAAATGGTTATGCAAACGTGTTCAGAGAATCCTGGAAACTCCGGGTATATCTGTTGAAACCTTCCTCACATCTCGAAATGCCAAGGATGGAAATACTTACCGAGCTTTCAGATGGGACGTTCTCTACGATCATTCTGATTCTATTTACCAGGATTTTCTTATGTCCTTCTTGAACTCGATGCAGCCGAAGCTCTGCCCATCGTATCAGCAGGCTGAATACAATGGTGAATTGTTCTACCCAGATTTAAGAGTTGACGTTCCGTTTGAGTTTAATGGAGAGACGCATTACTATCCTCAGTACATAGCAACAGGTATGCACTTCCTCGACAGCCATTACGATGGTGCTACGGGGTATTCCGTTAATGGTAAGGTATTCAGCGTGCCTGCTATCAATGCAATGGCTCTTGGCGGCCGCCCCATCCACAAAGAAGAGCTTGATCTTTATTTGAAGTGGGCTTTGTCTAGGCACTCGGAGGGAATGTCCTCAACATATTTAACTTCAGATAACGACTCTTCCGACATGGTAGAATAAGTCAGGCCGGATACTAAGAGAAAGAGGAGACGTCTTCCATGGGGAATAAAAGATTTGATCAGATTCTTAACGATATAGTCGGCGGCAAACCAAACCTTCCGTCTTCTGATGAATTGGGCGATACAGGCAAGGTAAGTGCTGGTGATATTTTTGCATCGGCTAAAAACGCAGCAACGTCTCAACAGGGAGATACAGCGCCTTCTCAAGGTAATACCGCTGCGTCTGCTGCTGCCCCAGAAATCAAACCTCCTCAAAGGTCGGTTCCTGATTTGAGTGAAGCTTTCAAAGCATTTCAGCAGGAAAGAGCTGAGCTTGCAAAACAAAAAGAAAACGAGCAAAAGCCGAAAGAGTTATCTGAAACGCAAAAAGCAGCTCTTAATGCGTCCGACAACACAGCTAGCCAAGCCGAACCTCTTAAACCGAGCGTAAATGCAGTTAAACCTATAAGTGGCTCTGGTGGTGGTGTGGCCGTCTCTGATGGAGGTACTGTAAAAGTTAGTGAACCGAAGTTGCAGAAACCTGTTTTTTCAGAGTCTGATGTTGAAGAACCTGCTAAAAAAGCAAAAAAGACAACAAAGAAAGCAGCAGGTAGACAGCAAGAAGCGAAGAAAACTCCTACACAAAAAGCTATTGAGAAAGCAGTAGGAGAAAAGTCTGGTCTCAAGCAAGATAAGAATCTAGATAAAAAGATGCAGGACTTCTACAACAAGCACATCGCTAGAACATCTGCGCCGTCGCTTGAAGACATACAGAATAATGTAGCAGCTAAACCTCGCGAGATATCCTACGATGATGTTATGCGTGCAGCTGAACCGAATGAGCTGTCTTACGATGAAGCTATGCAGGGGAATGAAGCGGTTCGTCCTCGTGAGATGTCTTATGCTGAAGCCATGCAAGATGGAGATGTAGTTGAACCTAACGAGATGTCTTACGATGAAGCCATGAGCGCTGGCTCTCCTAATCAAATGCTAGACATCAGTTGGGATGAGTTTGAAAAGCTGATGGACAATGAGTACGGTGAAGATCGACCTAAGATGCTCGATCTCAGGAAGCTAACCGTATTATCACCATCCTATGATTCTATTGTGGGTACTAACGACTTTGAGTCTTTGAATGAAAAGAATCTCAACGAATCTCCTACATATGATTCATTATTCGAGAGCAATGTTGAACAGTCTCCATCGTTTGATTCTACGATGCAGAAGGCTGGCTCCAAAATTAGCATTGGGTCCACGTTCGATGATACCAGGAATCAGATGAGCGAAACCTACGAAGATATCATGTCTGTACCTGCGTTCAGAGATTTTTATGAGAACCTTGGAAAAGACAGTTCCACCAGTGAGGCTAAGGAAACCAGCGAAACTAAAGAGAAGACAAAGGCTGAAGGAGCTAATGAAGGTGAAAGCGAAGAGCGAACAGACGATATAGCTAAGAAACTGAAAACTCCTAACGATCTTATGGATGAGAGAATTGGCCTTCTGAAGGAGAATGCTAAGAATACGGCGCCTGAACCTCTCATCCATGAACGCAAAGACGATACAGTCAGACGATCGAAAGAGGTTTTGTCGTTCCTTAGAAAAGGAGTCAAGATCTCAGGAGATGAAAAAGTAAAGGTTAATACTGATGATGCAAAGGAATATCTCGACAATCAAGCTGAAGAAGAGATCGATGAAGAGTCTGATGAGGAAGCCGGTAGTGATGAAGCTGTAAAGACTACTCGTGTTCCTTCGAGAATGACTCGTCATACCTTCGAAGAGATAGAAGAGAGATCGAAAGCAGCTGGAGCTAAGCACAAGCAAAAAGAACTAAAGGATCAGCGCGCGTCTCTTAAACGTGATTTAGCTGATGTGAATAAAGTCATCAAAGAGCTCGAGGCGAAAGACAAAGAAAGTCTTTCGAATACTGACAGAGAACTCAATACGGCAAAGCTTTTCGGCCAACGAAAGAAAGCGAAAGCAATTAGCGATGAGATCGAGAAGATAGGAAAACAGCTTGGTCTAAAGGAAAATAAGGTTACCTTTAGTTCTAATGGAAAAATTAACTTCAACAGGTTTTCCAATCAGAAATTTGCCAACTATAACTCAAAGAGTAAGAAGGGTAAGAAAGGCAAGAAAGGAAAGAAGGGTTATTATTTCTCTAAGAATAAGAAATATGCAGGGAAACAAACCCGCCGAAGTTATGCTTGGCGAAAGCAGAGTGCAACTGAAAAAGCTAAAAAGCTTAAAATGAAAGAAGTTACTCTTCATTCCGACACTCTTGAGGAAGCTCTCATTCACTTCTGCGAGTTTCTTAAATTCAATCCCGAATCTCCATCTGACAGAGCTATAGTAATGGAGATGGCTCGTATTTATTCTGGCATCTGCCCTGATAGAAGTAATAAACTGTTTAACCAGCCTCTTGATAAGGTTGAGATTAAGGACCATGTTTACATAGATGCTTTTCAGCAGATGGAGAGAAACTATAGAGAAGATGGTTTTCTCTTTAGCTATCGTGATTATAACTACAAGATTGCAGGCAACTATCGGTTTGTTGTTCCGATAATGCCCCCAAAGATCGCGAAGGCTCTTACCAGAAAAGGAGCTCTCCTTGAAAACTGGTCTATCGAAGAACTTGCCAGAGCAGGCTATAACGAATGGATGAACAAAGTTGTACCTGCTGCTTCAGTCAATGCAAAGAAAAACCAAAGATTAGTTCTAAACGATATGATGCAGGCGATCGCTTGGTCTTATGGAGATGCTTCTTTGAAGACTGGGCTGCTAGATGCTGATGCGTTTACTATCAATGAGGCTTTTGATTCTCTCAACGACTATGCTTCGCTATACCCTGACAATAAAGCTCTTGCTGAAATCAATAACAAATGTCGCGAGCGAGTCCTTCGAGCAAAGAGCCGTATCGAAAAGCGCAACACTAAGACAGTCAAGGGTCAGGATGGAACTTATAAGACTCTTATCGATGTAGCGAAAAACTCTCCTGACGTGTTCGCTACCATCGTTAAACTTCAGCGAGCTCAATCCCTTATGCTCGATGTTACGCTTGGTGCTTCTTCTGCCCTAGAACATATGAAGGGCAATTTTTCCAACTCGATAGCAGCTAAGATAATGCTCTCTAGCATCAAAGCATCTGGTCCTACTGCCGCAACATACGAGATGGCGAAGACGAAAGAAGTCCAGCAAACCATCATGGATGCTGTTCAGCTGCTTCAAATCGGAGGACCTGACGCGCTTGTTTACGCAATTGATTCGGGATATGTTCTTGGTCAGGGTGATGCTAGAGACTTTGCTCAGCAATTCCTGCTGAAGCGCGGTCTGACGTCCCAAGAAGCTCAGAACTATATGAACATGTCTCCGAACGAGCGAGTCAATTGGCTTCGCCAAAACAAGCCTAAGGTTCTCACTGCAATCGATAAGTATGCAAACATTGCATCTAATTTCGCTACAGGTGAATGGGTATGCCAGGGTGGAGATGCTAAGCGTTTCTTCGAGTTTATGCTTTATAACGGCCAAAAGGACAGGGATAAGGGAGGATTGAATCTCGATCCTATTACTCTGGAGAGAATGCTATTAGCAGATCCTCAAGGAACGATTACCGGACTCGTAGCAAGACCTGAAGGAATCAATTCTCTTGTCACCATGATTGACTGTACTCTCGGAGGAATGAATCCTCTTACTAGTTTTTATGATGACCTGACGGGGAGGCTTGGAATCGGAGACCTGGCTTTCGCCAACTTTGTTACTCTTTTTCCGAAATACGGATTTATGGCAATCGGTAAGGTCCTACCGCTATCACATACTGGTATGTATGCAGCTTCTCTTGGTTATTACTTCACCAAGTCTGTGGTTATGCACTTCAGTGGAAAAGGCGTTGATGTCGGCGATATTGCCGCTGCTGACACCAAGGATCGCCTAGATACTCTTATTGGCGGTCAGTCTATGAGACAAGGTGGACGGGATATTCTGGATGGTCTGTGTCAGAATATTATTATGGACTTTGCGCAGTTCAGTACGAACGCTATGTTCCTCCTTATCCAGCTTGGTACACTCATGATGCTAGGTTTTAAGGAGCCTCCTGATCCTAATAAGAAATTTGTATATAGCGAGTGGCGCCTTTTTACAAACCTTACTCCAGATGGAGAAGGTGTGCAGATTAAAACAAATTGGTTTTTGAACGAGATCTACGGAATCATCGGTGGACCAGCTGTTCTTGCTGCTGCAATCGCATTAAGGGATAACGACTTTGCGACTGCTGGTCACGTATTTCTTTCTGGCGGTTGGGACATAATGATGAATACCGGTGTAAGCCAATTGACCAAACTATCTGGATTTATCACCGACTTTGACAAGCAGATGATTGAGGCCCAGACAGGAGAACAGATCGAAGGAGGAGACCCTATCTGGAACAAGGTTTTGCTTACTGCCGTTTCTGGTGCAGTTAGCTGCATAGAACCTCGCTTTATTAAAACTCTGTACTCCACTCACGATTACACCTCAGAAGGCAATCTTGCTCATTCGACAACTCAGATTTACGATCCGACTTCTGGTGATGAGAAGCGGACAATGAAGACTACGGCTCAGGATGCTGCAAGGAGAAGGCTCACCTACAACGATCCTGCCATGGCCGCCATCTTCAATTTTGTTCATTTCATTGGTGGAGAACAAAATGCAACTGGTTATTTCCGAAATGAGATGCCGTTAGTTACCGAAGTTGAACCGACATCAATGGTTTGGAAAAAGTATTTTGGAGAAGTTGACGGGCGAGAGCTTACCTGGGATTCTTCGGATGAGGATAAGCAGGTTATCGTCAATCGAGTCCTTGATGCTTATGACCGTTACGGAGGCATCGACGGCATGATCGACAACGGTATAGTTATTCCCTATGTCTCGCGATACTACGTGACCTCGTATCTGTATGCTTGCCAAAATGCAAACTGGAATTCGTTCTATGAGAGGCAGTATTCGAAGGGTGGATTCTCTTCTCAAGAGGAACGCCAAGAAGCAGCTGAGGATGTCCAGCAGAAGAACGCAGCTTTGAACGAACAGATCAAGGCTATTCAGGATGCAAAGCTTCCTTACTCCCCCTACACGCTCCATCGCTACGAAACGGACTATTGGAAGTATTATTACGTAGAAGATGAAAGCGGGAACAGGACGCCGACTAACCCTGTCTTCTATTGGTTCAACCACGACATCCTTCATGATCCTAGCTATCATGAGGAATACTATGCAAGCGGAGACCATAAGTCGAGTCTTAATCCGTATCTCATGGTTGACACTGACAATGTCGGAACATTCGACCGAGAGAAGAGAACTCCTTGGTATGACGAAAATGGTAAGTTGGATAAGGAAAAGCTCTTAGCCGATATCGGTGATGAGGTAATTGAGACTGGTCAGTTCAAGGGACAGAAGCTTGCTGACGTCATAGGTGGACAGCTAGCTAATCAGGACAACTGGATTCCTACAACTGGTTCAAGAGCTTCGGTTTACGTCAACCAGCCTTGGGAGACAGACCACGATTGGCCTGGTAAGAAAGATAGCGATTTGTTCACTGGAAACCTTGGCGAGAACGGCAAGAACAAAACAAGCGAAGAATGGAAGCAGTCGAACGAATCAGCAACGAATCCATCGTCAGCTGGTTGGGGATACACTTCATCTCGTAGATACAGCAGATCCGGCGGATCTAGCCGTGCAGCTTCCCTTTACTCGCATCCGGCTTCTAGCCTCAACGCTGATCGACCTGCTACTATGTATAGCAAGAATAGAAACTACACTAGGTATGATTACCTGCGTCCTGACTTCGAGACCAAGGGTAGCCGCGACGCCTACAAGAGATCGGACATCTAATGGACAAAGAGCTTAAGTGGAACATCGATGTTAAGAAAATCAAAGACAAGAGGCTTTCAAAAGTGAAGGCTCGATATGACCAAGCTCGCTCGCAGATGATGCAGCGCACCTACCATCATGAGCTTTACGGTCTGCTTGCTAAGAACAAGTCCATTCACCAGTGGTCTACGAAGAAAGGCCAGAGCAAGTATTTCAGCGAAGGATCCACCCAATACATCCTTCGAAAGGTGCTTGCCGATACCATTCAGCGTATGCCTGACGGAGAGCTGACTACGCAGTACGATAAGTCTACGTGGCAGCACGTGATCACCCAGTACCTGTTTGAAAATAAGGTGATGTGGTCGGAGTACGAGGGAATCGACATGCTCTCCAACTTCACTAACACATTCAAGATGTCGTTCGTATACGCTTTCGCTCCCGTGCGGACTGGCTTCGAGAGAGACGTCGATGGTGACATCCGAATCTCCTACAATCTGGAGAACTGGGCGGACGTCTTTGTTGACCGCGATTGTCGAGACATCCGCCGACCAGCTGTCGTCTACCATCGCAGCTATCTCTCAAAAGACCAGGTGGAGGAACTTCTCAATGAGGACGGCTCAGTTAAAGACTCGTCCTATTGCGAGGATACTATCAAGTACATCCTTGATCATGACATGTTCGGTGCCAAGCAATGGGAGTCCGAGAAGCTCTCCGATAAGCTGAAGAACTCCACGGCGCTTCAGTCGATCGAGCTTGTTACGGAGTACAAGCGCGGAGCTTCCGAGTTCGTTACGTTCGTTCCAGGACTCAATGCTCCGTTTCGCAAGGTAAAGAACTATGATCCTCGCAAGGGACTACCGTGGAACTTCTTCGTCCTGGAGCCTGATCCCGACTTCCCCCTTGGAGTCAGCCAGGTTGAGTTTCTTCTGTCCGACCAGCAATTCAATGACCTATTCCAGACCAGCGCCTATAAGAACCTGCTCCTCGCAATGGAGCCTCCTATCATGGTGTCTGGTTGGGAGACCAACCCGTCGTCATACGTGTTCGAGCCTCGTCGAATCTGGAACCTTGGTAACAACCCGAACCAGGTGAAGGTAGACCCGGTCAAGATCGACAATACGGTTCTCAACAACTGGACGACCACGCGAGAAGCGGTAGCATCCTCGATGCTCCGCAACCTGAACGTCATGGACGGCACCATCGCGAAGGATTCCGGCACATCGTTCTCCAAGACGGCTCCTGGTGTGAAGGCTCAGCAGGAGGCTAAGACCATCAACATCAACCAGTATCAGAAGAGGCTTGAGAATTTCATCTCACAATGGGCAACCCAAGCTCTCCAGATGTACATCTCTGCAATGGGTGGCGAGCATGACATCACTGTCGATGAGGCGACAAGGCGTCGTCTTTTCGATATCGGATGCGACGATATGATTACCATCGATGGCAAGGTCACCGTTGATTTCGATGAGCTGTCTGCGAACCAGCTTCGCTATCAGGTTCGCGTGGGCTCTCTGGTTCAGCTCAAGGAAGATCAGGAACGTGCAGCGCTTTCCGAAGTTGCGCAGCCGTTCGTCCAGAACCTCAACGGATGGTCTGAGGAGAACCGTAAGGTTATCGAGAACGAGGTTCTGCTCCCGATTGCTAAGCGCCTGCTCGAACTGTCCAACGTCGATATTGCACAGACGATGGCTGATAGCCTGTCTACGCAGATCGCGAAGACTATGATGGCTGACATGCAGAATCAGATCGACCAGCAGGGTGCCGTGCAGCAACAGCAAGGCCAGCAGATCGCAGACATCCAGAACCAAATGCAGGAGCAACCCGGGGCTATGCCCCAGGAGCCCATACCCGAGGGATCTCCTTCGGGATTACCACCGGTCGAGGGCGAGGCTCTATCGCCAGGTGCCGAACCCTCACCGACCCATCCAAGTGAAACTCCAGGTCAACAAGTAGTTTCTCCTGAGGATTTGCTTGAATTGTAGCGTGAGTGAGATAATATCCTAAAACCTGGCGACAGAGCACAATAGGCTAATAGAAAGGAAACCAACATGGGAGCACAGCCTATCTCGCCGCAGATCTGGAACAAAGCGGCACTTACCGACAACCGCCTCCTTCCGGCGCGGTATTCCATCGGTATCTTTACTGGCAAGGGCGTTAATATCGCCAACAATGAAGATGCGTATGCCTACGATGACATCCTCGTATCTGACCGAATCTTCGATTACGACGACCGTCGTCTTAACGGTCTGACCGGCCCTGGTTCTGACGAGGTTGCTGGTCGCGATGGCTGGGGTGCCTCCGCTTACGGTCCGTTCCAGACGGTCCGCTTCACCCGTCGAGTCTTCACCAGCGGTCAGCATAAGTCGATCGCATGGCGAATCTTCGACGAGAAGCAGTATTCCGGCGGCATCGGTGAGTGGGGCAACGCCACCACTTCCAACGCCTACACTGGCGGCGAGGCGTACCTCTCCACTGCTGAGACGATCAACAAGGCGAAGGCTATCTGGGACAAGGAAATCCTTGGTCCGCATATCGACAAGTACAACTTCTTCGCGATCGCTAACGGCCATATCTCCGGCCGCTTCGTGCAGACCCATGCGAACGAAGGCCGCATGTTCGATGGCGAAGGTCAGTGGATCGCATCCCCTGGTCCTTACGAGGGCCTGTCCTATCCGCCCGAGTTCGCGCCTATCAAGGCGATTGAGTGGGATAGCGCCAACGTCCGCCCGATGCTGAACGCCATCGACGTGGCATGGACCAACCTGTTTATCCCTGAGGACGACCGCGTCATCCTCCTCGACAAGGCGTACAAGGACGACCTGCTCTCCAACCTCATCGGTATGCCCGGCTCCGTGCCCGCAACCGAGAAGGCTTACGATGCTCTCGTCGAAGGCCGCTTCGAGCGCTTCTACGGTTGGGACTTCGACTTCTCCATCCCGTCTCAGTATTACCCGAAGGTCTACCTCGATGCGAACAACAACGTTGTCCACAGTGCAGACGGCAACGCTGCGTTCGATATGGTCATGAACTCCATCAAGGCTGAGGATGGTGTGCTGAAGCTTCAGAACGAGCTCGGCGCTGCTTCCCGAGTCCGTGCCACGAACTACTTCGGTACCTACTTCGATCCTGAGACCAAGCAGTTCAAGAACGAGGTAACCAACTATACGATGTCCATGCCGTCCGGTGAGCCGTACTACGGCGACGCTGAGCGCTACGACAACGCGACCCTGACGAACGACTGGAAGGTTCAGAACATCAGTGACTTCCCGTGGCAGGGCTTCCCCGGCCAGGGTATTAAGAACCCGACTGGTCCGGTCAAGCCCATCACCCGTCGTCAGGTTATCGGCATGGCGGTCTATCGTCCCGCTGCTCAGCTTGGCGAGGAGTACGGCAATATGGAGACCGAGCGCGGCGGTACCCGCGGTAAGTTCACCGAGCTCGTGTTCGATATGAAGCATGACGCCTGGGTCATCCCGCAGTATTCCCACGGCATCTTGCTCATTGTTGACGCCGAGGAGAACTCCAACAAGCCCGCTATCAACGTCCGAGTTGTTCCGCCCGAGGACGCCAAGCCGCCGAAGGTGACCGGCTTCACCGTTTCTCCGAAGACCGTTTCGCTGCGCGTGGGTCAGGAGGCCAATCCTCAGGTTACTGTGACCGGCGAAGGTATGTACGACAAGTCCTGGACTGCGTACAGCTCCGATGCAACCGTGGCTGAAGTCAAGCCTGACGGTAAGATCACCGCGATCAAGAATGGCAGCGCGACCATCACCTATCGCTCCAATGGAGACCCGACCAAGACGGCAACCGTCGCTGTAACGGTCAATGCAGGCTAGTCGGTAGTTGAATACGGACGACTGCTAACAGGAGGGGGTTGGGAAACCGACCCCCTCTTTTGAGTGAAGAAGGGAGATGCGATGGCTGACGTTACCGATGAGCAAAGACAAGCTGCGAATAACCTGACGACTATTGCGAACTACAACGCGCAATCGACTAAGAACCAGCTTGCCCAACAGCTTGAGAACTACGACTTGGCCGATAAGCAGAACCGCGCCCTTGCCGATACAGAGAAGAACCAGTCCAGCAAATCGGCAGCAGCCGATCGGTTCGCTCAGAACAAGAAGCTGCAAAACGCAACAAGAGGTTTGCTCGGCACTGTGGGTAGCGGCCTTTACGGTTCGACCCTGTACAATATTATGGACATGCTCCGAAACCGCCAGGATCTCGACAGCCAGGCAACGCTCAACACGCTTCAGCAGAACTGGGATACGGCTGAAAACGCATACAATGAATCCGCTAATGCGAACGTCTTGTCCCGAAACGATGCTGCAACCAATGCTGAATACGCTCTCCGCGGCATCCAGTCCGATACAGCAGCTCAGCTAAACAACATCAATCCCGACCTGTTCGTTGCTCCTGGCGAGGGAGACACCAACGTCGGTGCTGATGGTACTGCTGCGGATAATAAGCATGAAGCGAACCTGGCGAGGATGAGCGGGTATATAATGCCAAGTAAGAACCAGATCGAACAGCAGACCAAACCTCGATCTGTTACCAAGAACTCTTATTTCAACAAGCTTATGAACGGATACAGGGGGTAGAACAATGGAGAATATGGATGATTTCCTGGATATGTTCCTGTCAATGACTCCTTCTCCGGAGCCTGAGATCATGCACGGTGGTAAGCCTGAGCATGCAGGTCACGACCTCGATGACGAGGACGAGATCAAGATGATGCTCAAGAAGATCATGTGTATGCTTGCCAAGCTCCATCTCGACGATATGCCCGAACCTAAGGAAGGCGACGGCATCGACGTGCTCTACAAGGAAGACGGTGAGCCTGACATCAAAGGCGCCTTCAAGTCTATCAAGGGCGTCATCAACGGCGACCCGTCTGAAGATAAGGAACCTGAAGAAGGTTCCAAGGAAGAGAAACTCGAGAACGAGGACAAGGATGAGAAGAAGTCCCCGTTCTGCAAGGCTCGGAAAGGAGGTTTCTAATGGGATTCAAACAGACTGTGAAAAACGCTAAGAAGGCAGCAAAGAAGAAGTCTAAGAAGGGCTGCAAGTAACCTGAGGAGGAACCATGTCGAGAGGGCTTACTATAGCCGAACTTGTTCAGCAAGTTTATTACGCCATCTACAAGGTCCGCATCGACGTGGACGAGGGAGTGGACGGCGCGTTTTCTTCTAAGACTGACAAGTTCAAAGAAGTTGTAATGGAAGCTAACCTTGTCCTTCAGGAGTTTCAGAAGGAACAGGATTGGAATTTCCTTCGAGACCGATGGGAGATCGGCTGGGCATTCAATCCTCACCATGGGATTCAAGAGTTCCAGATTCCTCCCGATGTCTACAAGATCTGCTCTGGATTCAACGACGCCGTCCGCCTGCACAACCACGGCGGCTTCCTCGAAGTCCCTATCACATCTCCGCGCTCTGGCAACCACAGTGATGTCGCCATGTTCGATATGCACGGGCAGCTCGATGTCCTCGACAACCGAGTCAAGGCATTCGTTGTGGGAGATACGCTCACATTCTCGCGTCCTTGGCAGCCTATCGAGCTTGGATCGCTTATAGAAACCGACGTAATTTCTACTGTGCAGCCGCTGCACATTTGCGATGACAGATGCTCTGATAACTGCCCGAAGGCGTACAAGGAGCGAGTGCTGACCTGGTGCCCTGACCCTCTGTACTTCGTGTACAAGATTGCATCCTACCGTGCTGAAGGTGACCCATCCGTTTCCGAGATGGTGGAAAGCTTAACTAACAAAGCTAAGATGATGCTGTCTGCAATGCGTGAGAACGATTCGGCTCACACCGTTCCCGATACCTACCAGACTGCTCACCTCGGATACATCGAGGTGATCTGATATGGCAGGCAAGGCATCCTCGAAGAAGAAATCATCTGGAGGCGGACGCCCTAGAAACTCAGAGCCTCAGGTTCAAGTTTTCAAACAATTCACTGGAATGAACATTCAGGAGAACCAGGCGGACTTCGACCCATCTGGAATTTCTCATGATCAGGCCGATCTCCAGATGACCTATATGGAGATTCAGAACAACGTAGCCGTAACCTCGATGAAGACGCTTGAGACAGTGAACAAGACTGTGGAGAAGTTCCTAATCCCTCCAACAGGCACTAAGTTCACTGGTCCGATTGTCAACATCGGTGCTTATATCTATGCAGCCACGAGCGATGCGGACACTTCAGAGTATGCAATCTATAAGACGAAGGTTCTTGATCCGACAAATTGGACGAAGATCGAAGTTAAGAGCGCCGTTTCAAAACCGGAAACGATTCCTGCCGAGACTGAATGGACTTGGATCGGTCTCATTGGTGGATATATCGTAGCGCTTACCGCTTCGAACAATATCTTCATCAGCGAGTATAAAGAGGACAAACCGATTGAAGACTTGAGTTTCTATCCTAAGATTGAATCTCCTGGCGAGAACAAGCTCACCATCTATGCAGACCCATGGGTATATGGAAGACAGTATGCTCTGTATCCACGAGGTTCTCTCAAAATCAAAGAGGTAACTGCTATCGACGAAGCTCCTCCTGCTGATATGCAGTACCGTATTGGAATCACCTACACGCTCTGCAACGTGTTCGGACCTACTGAAGCGGCTCCTATCAAATACTATTGGGTAAACAAGCCGACGACCGAATGGTCCTCATCCTGTTATCTAGCTATTGACCATAAGGCTGATAAGGCAGATGGTTTCAATGCGATGGAGTTTTACTACGTCGAAGGAGAAGCTCAGGACCCTGCGTTCTTCTACCGTCTTGAGTTCGATCTCGATGGGCCAGATCCTCGTATGTCTTTCCATTGGGACGGCTACAACACCAATACCGATATGTGGGCTATCGCGAATCTTTCCGTCCCCACGAAGAACTACACGGCTGGAGTAGAAGCGAAATATGCCACGTCTATCGATGGACGTGTTTACTTCTGGGGCAATGTCGATAACCCAGCCAGACTCTACATCGGAGGCAACCCTGGTAACGAGCTGTCTATCTCCACTGGTATAGGTGGCGGTTTCGTAGATTGCGATCCCGGCCAGGGAAACAGAATCAAAGTCGTTGTCAAATACAAGACACAGTCTGGTAATAACATCGTCACGCTGCTTTGCGACAATCCGAACTCTCAAAAGGAGTTCCGTTACAACCTTGTTGAGAACAATGTCAGCCTCTCCTCCGAGCAATCTGTCAAAGGATGGCAGGCTGAACATGTCTCAGGTGCTGTCGGATGCAAATCTCCTTATGGTGCTGTGGTGGCCGCAGATGGCCTGTACGCCGTGTCTAGGTTCGGTCTGGCTCTCACTACGCTTACAATGGAATACAACTCTCAGATCCGAGCTCAGTACGTCTCAGACGCTATCGAGCCTGTGTTCACCGACCAGGTTGGAAATGAGTTCTCCGACTCTGTGCTCATCGAGATGAACGACAAGCTCTACCTTGCGTTCGGCAGCCATGCCCCCGAATCTCTCGGTGAGAACTGTCTTGAGGGAATCATCTTCTGCTATGACATCGACGGCAAAGCATGGTGGACGATGACGATGCAGGACGAAGATCCCATTATGTCCATCGTGCCGCTCGATTACGAGTCGGCTCGTGAAGGTTTACTTTGTCTCACGAAGGACTATGCAAGTTTCATCCCGCTCACGAAACCTGACAAGCCTGAAGACGATCCTGTCGATTTCTACATGCAGTCCGGTCGTATCGGTGTTTCCCAACCTCTTAACGGGTTGCAGAACCTTGTGCAACTTGAGTTCAGGTTCGACTACTTCTGCGGTTCAATGGAGATAAAGCTGGTTGGAATCGACCAACTTGGTAGGAAAGTTACCACAACCAAGCGAATAAACCACGAAACACCGGTTTATAACCTCGCTGAATACATGCGAGTCGATCTGAAGCTTGAGAGCTATACCCTGTCTTTCAGGGGCAAAGCACGGTTCAGGATGACCCATTTTATGGCTAAGACCTTCAACCTCACGAACAAGCGGGGCATTGTCTGGGGTTTCGATTCCTCTCAAGGACTGCACTCGAACAACGACATCAGAGTTTATATAAAAAATTACAACGATCTGAAACAAGCAATCATCCCGTAAGGAGGAAATGAAATGGGTTATCGAAGAATCAAGCCGCCTGAGCACCATCACCGTCGGGATATGGATAACAAGACGACTGGCGGCGTCATCTTCCTTGAACCTGGAACGACGGCCAAGTTCTCCATTCCCTGTTGGTACCGTATAGTAGGCTGGCCTATCCAGGTTCACGGGCACAACCGAGACTTCCACGATTGGCTCGGCTGGCCGACACCGGATCATCCTGACCATAGCTGCCAGGAATGGGACTACGACCACTCCTGTTGCCGTCACGGCCACGCTCATTGCGAACCGAAGAGATGCCACGATTACATCGACATGTGCAAGCTCTACCCTATTCATCTCAAGAAGGAAGGGTATGTTGTCAGCTGTGATGTTTCCGATATTCCCGTTCCTCAGAACATTTACCTGAGATACATGGACCTCATCAATTGGGATCAGCCTGATGAGACCGACTTGAAAAAGGCATTCGATAAGATGAGCGAAGATGAGTTCCACGCTTATCGCAAATGGTACATTTCGCAGATGATGCACGTTGCTGCCGAACCGTCGATTAGAAACGGTTCCGATTGGATCATCGATGTTAGAATCAACGCGATCAAAGCTGCAACCGAGATGCCTCCGTTCGATGAAGCGGAGAAGCTTGTCACTGTTTTTGCTTCGAGATCTTTTGATGATGACAGTTCTGCTACTAAAAAAGAAGTCGTAGGGAAGTTCATCGTCAAGGTCAATGATCCTGGTCAAATCAGTGGTGGTGCTCAATGAGAGTGACCGACGCCCGACAGCCAATAGTGGTTCTTGGAGGCATCTACCCTCAAGAGCGCGTTGTCGTGAGAAACAACGAGTCAACTACAATCATGTCGATGCTGTACACCGAGAAGCCTTCCTCGCTCATGGCGGTCTCGTGGCAGGAACATGGCCCTATCATTGCAGGAGAACTTGGTTATGAGAGAACCGCCTGGGACGCAGGCTACATCTACAAGATCCCTCTTAACCAAGAGCAGTGGGACTACCTCGAAGTCCTGCTCGATTACAGCGATTGGCCTCCTGAGCTATCTGATCAGCAAGATAACGTCGATGTTCTTGTCAGTAAGAAAGCAGAGGATGATTGGGAGATGTTCATCAAAGTCAAACCTAAGCTTACGAAGAAACTGAAACGCGCTATGGACCTTCCGTTTTCAGTGCGATATTCCTCGGCAGATGGTATGCTATCTTCAATAGTTGCTGCTGGAACGATTATCATCTACAACCAGAATGATCCATGGAAACCATAGGAGGCCAATATGAACTGTCAATATCCATCTGAGCACACAGGACACGATCCTCACGAGCTCAGCTGCGAGGAATACCACCACCGTCATCCGATCGATCGAGCTGCTCCCGACTGCGACGACCAGCTTCCGATGATCTCTACCGTTGGTCGCGGCCCTCAGGGTTATGGTTGCAAGGTTGAGATCTCCGATCCAGACACCTGTACCGAAACATATTTGGAGGGATTTCTCTATGATCCGATTACGGGAGAGTATAAGAGTGAGTGGAAATCTGAGAACATCAACGGCGGTGAACTGTCGTATCAATACAATCTCAGGCCACATACGATCCCTCGCACGTTTACAATCACGTTCATCTACCGTAGACCCGGTCGATGCGAATGGTCCTGGACTACTCCTGCCATCCCTTACGTGTGGACTCTTGATCCTGCTGGCACTCCTGACGAGGATCCTGATCACGTGGTTGGGTCTGGTATAGCAACCCTGATGGTGAAGACTGTCCATGAAGGCGAATGGAACTACGATCCTACTCCTGATGGGTTCGACAAGGCCACGGGTAACAGTCACCATGAGCGCCTCTGGTATCCTATGGGACCTGACGGTGTTCGCACTACGCGCGACCAGTTCAATGCTCCCAAGGCTGGCGAGGGATGGTCGGCTACGCTCGTGTTCGGTCGAGGCAACGGCGACATGGGCGGCACAATCGACGTTCCCGACTTCCAGGATCTCGCTGACTTCATGGGCATGTCGAAGACGGACATCATCTATAACATTCTCGATAAGGGAGAGATGACAAGGTTCCCTGATGGAATCGATGCTTCCGATTATACCGACTGGGTACTGAAGCACATGCACAAGGACATGGGCTTCTTTGAAGGTGCTGACCATGATTGGGCTGATGACTTCGGTGGGCAACCGAACATCAAGGCGTATATCGACTGGGCCATTGAGTATGCTATCAAGCATATGACTACACCTGGTGGAAGCCATTTTAGCAACCTTCTTCCGAAACCTGTCCGCTATGTATCTGGAGACGATACACAAGGTGATGCCGGCAATGAGATCTCCTATGATAAGCAGATGACTGATGCCGACATCGTAGCTGGTGGCAAGACAATCAATGTCAACGGTAGTGGAACCGTAACTGCCAAATGGGTTGTTGTCCGCTCCGAGATCGGCATGGCACTCGGTAAGGTTTCAATTACGAACCCGATGAGCACAGGTGTGACATTCGACGTCTCATTCGATATGAACGCCCTCAAGTGTTTTGAGGATGTCTACGATGCAGAGGGTAATTCTCTCAAGGGAACTGTTCTTCCAGCAAGATCTTATCCGTCTTGGCAATGTGGTATGTCCCGTGGCGATGGAACTACCTGGATCAAAAACTTCAATGGAACTATTGGAGGTTCTTGTCCCGACGGTGCAGTATCGGGAACTTGTGCCATTCCCTATACTAACAACTGCACTGGAGGAAATTATGCCGACTTGACTATTGGTGGCTACCGATCTGGAGACCAAAACGCAACCATGTATTGTAATGGACATCTTCCTGCAAACGGAAAGATCAACCTTACCGTTCCGTACTTCTTCGGTAACTACTAAGAAAGGAGGAAACTATGTACCCTTACGAACCTTACAGCGGAACTCACCCGGCTCCGTACTGGCTTCGCGATGATTGCCATGCAAAACATTACCGTGAACCTGATATGAACAGCTTCTCCTGCGATGACCAACTTCCGCTTATCTCCTCCATCGGTCGAGGCCCTAGGGGAGCTGGTATCACGGCGAAGCTGCTGAAAGATACTGATACCGAGTATGTCTTCTCCATCGTCGATGACGTGACAGGGGAGCAGGTATTCCAGTCTCCCAACTTAGCACCTACCATCGTCAGCGTCACTGCTCCGAACCATAATCCTGTTCCAGGCGAGGTGTACCCGATCACGTTCCATATGCGTCGCGGTACAGACATCTCGGACTATACGGTGGAGATGCCGCCGGGTGCAACCGGCTCTCTCATCTACTGCCTCGAAGATCCCATCAAGTTCAAGGTTCCGTCTGATGAATGGACTGATAGACCGCAGGTTGAGACTAACATGTGGACTGAGTTCGGCAAGCTCTATGACGAAACATTCGTCACCACTGTTGATCACCTGCTTATCTACGGTCGAAACGACTGGAAGGGCAAGCCATTCCCTCGCGTCAACGACATTATCTTCTGCCCATACTATGCGGAGAAGCAGGACGGCTACTCGATCGGAGTAAGCTTCGGCACGATTGAGGCCGTCGAAAACGGAACCGTCGTTTGGACTGCCAGAACATTCGTCCCATCTTCCGATATCGAACTGTCCGAGAGCGGCACCTGGATCATCAATGGCAAGGATTCTGGCTTCGTTGCCAAAGGTGAGAAAGGCGACAAAGGCGAACGAGGTGAAACAGGTAAAGCCCCGGAGATTCAGATCGGGCACGTCTCCAATTCGTCCACTGCATCCGCAGCCGTTCGCTTGGTGAACAAAGAGCTCAACCAATATGCCTTAGATCTTGGGCTTCCCCGAGGAGCCAGTGGACCTCGCGGTGACAAAGGCACTGACGGTAAAGACGGAGCAAACGGGCTCCCTGCCGATATCGAACTCGGTGACGTCAAGGAGACTCTGCAACCTTACGCGCAGCTTCGCCAGGTGTCTCTTGCTCTCAACAAGTGGAAGCTTGACCTGGGTCTCCCTCGCGGCGCTGATGGCAAGTCCGTCAACATCCAGGGCGGTACTTACGAGATCGAAGACCTTCCCAACTTCGATGACACTCCCGTCAACAATGCATTTATCGTCAATGCTGGAGGCAATCGGTTTGATCTTTATATCCGCGGCTTCCAGCCTGTGATCGCTGAGGACGGTGGGCCTTGGACGGTCGTTGAGAATTGGCAAGGCATCCAGGGCTATGGCATTCGCTGGCTCCAGGAACCACACTTGCTTTCCGACGAGCCTTTGCATATCCCAGTGAATCAAGTAGACGCTATGCTCACGCCGTCGCTCAACGTGATGGATGGTGACTTGGTCATCGATAGCGACTTCTGTCTCGGTGTGGTATCTTCGTCTCGTGATCACTCGGGAGACTATATCGTCACCCGTTTGACTTCGCGGATGCAGGAGGCGGTCACCAAGATCGAAGAGCGCATTACCAAGGTTGAGCAAGCATTGCTCGAACGTACTACCGACGAAGACATAGACAAAATGTTTCCTGCGGAATAGGAGTTTGAAATGCCAAATACAGATAAAACAATTTTCCTTCCGCAATTACAGCGGTATGATCAGAAGATCAAAGGATGGGCAGACAACAAGTTTCTCACGAATGCCGATATACCCCCACTTCCTCAAGCTACCGCTACCGCACTTGGCGGTGTAAAGGTGGGAAATGGACTGAATGTAACAGACGATGGAACCACATCTATTGATCAAACCTATGTCGATGGGCGCGTCACCGCTGTTGGTGATAAGAAATACGTATTGAAAACCAATATCCCTGCCGCTACACCAATGGCAAGTGCAGCTGAGGCTGGTAAAGTCTATGCTGTTGAGAAGGCTACGGCTGATTCAGTTATGGGTACTGTCAAGTACAGCCCGAACGTTGGACTTGTTCTGACGGATATAGCAGCAAATTCTATTCAGGAAAACGATCTTAGCACTCCGCTATCCAATAAGATTGACAATGCCTCTACCAACGCAGCGACTGCAAAACAAGTTGCTACTCAAAATGCAAATGCTATCGCGAACAACATCTACAGCAAGTCCCAGACTTATTCCAAGACTGAAGTAGACAACAAGGTCTCTGCTGCTCTGACTTCCGCCATTGTTCCGAAGGGTACCGTTACATACGCAAACCTGCCTACGCCTGCAAAAGCAAATCTTGGCTATATGTACAACGTATCCGATGCGTTCACTACTGACTCACGTTTCGTTGATGGAGCTAGCAAGAAGTATAACGCAGGCGCCAATGTGTACGTCGTGGCAGTCACGACTGGTGGCTCTACTGAATACAAGTTCGATGTGTTCATGGGCTTCGTTGATCTGTCTGGTTATCAGACCAAAGTAGATATGCCCGGTGCTGCAACTAACGAAGATATCGACAATATGTTCGCTTCCGCTTAAATAACAAGAGGGTTCTTATATAATTTAATCATAACGTCTGGCGGGCTTCGGTCCGCTCGACCGCGTTTGGAAGACAGGAGTCGTTATGAGTTTCAAAGAAGCAGTCAAGAACGTGCAGAAGAATGGAAAGTATTCCAAGAAGGCGGCAGCTGCTATCGTCGCAAACGCTTCTAGGAACGCAAGCCCAGAGGCTAAGCGAAAGAATCCTAAGCTCAAGAAGGTCAAGTGAACTTTCGTTTCTTGGTGTCAGCTGTCATAATCTTCATGTAAGGAAAACCGATAGTTTAAGGATGGACATGATGGATTTGGTAGCTGTTTTCGGACCGGCTGTATTATCGGCTGTTGTCGGAGCCGGCTCTGCGGTACTAACCTTCTACGCTCAGATTACCAATCGCCTCACGAAACTGGAGACGAAGATGGATGATCTGGACTCGAAGGTTGATAAGCATAACAACGTGATCGAGCGAACTTTCATTCTCGAAGGAAAGGTCGATCAGCTGGTAAACCACCAGATCTAAAGGAGGTGTTGAACATGCTTGACAAGTTTCTGAACGATAACTCCATGGCTATGCGCCTTGTCCGCACTATTGTGCAGGGCATCATCGCTGTGCTCATCGTCGCAGTTCCTCTTGCGATTGCTGGAGTGATCAATGACCCGCAGTGGGCGGCAATCGTCACCGCTGCGATTATGGCCGTGCTGAGCCCCATCATGGCGATGCTTAAGAGCGGCAAGCCCGAAGACGGGCTCGAAGACACTGAGGAGGAATAATGAACAAAAGCGAAAGCGATCTCATGAAGGAGTTCGTCGAAGCAGGACGTGGCTCTGGCGACGGCCCCGAAGATGAGCATGAGGTGAAGGAGGCCGAGTATGTCAGCAGCAAAGAACGTCCTGTACTGCGCCCGGCAGTGGATCGGGTACAGTAGATGGGATGATCCCGAACCTGGTACTGTGTTCGGGCGATGGTATGCAGAGCTTGTAGGCGACTCCTACTTTGGTGAGTCCGGAGTTCCCTATTGTGCCATGTTCGTAAGCTACTGTTTGAACTGGGCAGGCATCGAGGCTGCTGGATTGCCTGGTGCATACGTGCCTTGGATTCTCTCTGCTAACTCTGATGCTGGTCGGCTTGTCGCTAACGAGGATGCACAGCCAGGCGACCTCGTGATGTTCGACTGGCAGGGCGACGGCGTCGCCGATCACATCGGCATCGTCGAGGAAAATCATCCTGATGAAGGTTGGATGCAGACCATCGAGGGGAACACCTCTCCTGGCAGCGGTGGATCCCAGAGCAATGGTGGCGGCGTCTATCGCCGTGCCCGTAACTATAACTCCATTATCGGAGTTGCACGACCCTATTACGAAACCCAGGAAGAGGAGGACGACATGCTCACCGAACATCAGGATATGCTGCTCGCGACCATCTATGAACAGGTCACTGGTACCTACGACCCGACCGGTCGAGACATTAATCTCTGCGATCACGATCATATCAAGTGGATCGGGAAGCAGGTAGCTGACAACGCCGATTACATCAAGGCAGTTGACGCTAAGCTTGACAAGCTCATCGAAGCGCTTGGCAAGTAAAAGAAAAGCCCTCGGGAAACCGGGGGCTTTCTTGTTCTACCAATCAGGAGAATAAGACGGAGAGCCGGACCTTGGGTTCGGTTTCTTTTTTTGAGTAAGCTTTGACGGCCTCATCCATGCAGGAACTCCGCTGTACTTATCGTCGGGTTCTTCTCCCCATGCTGGATACCTTAACGGCATATCCTTCGGTCCACCGTCGGAGGTACGTATATATGGTAGTTGCTCGATCATCTCGGCACAATATCTTGTGGCATCCATGATGTGGCTGTATCTGTCGTGCTTCGGTGTCGCCGCCCAGTCATCAACGGAGCTGAGCTCTTTGTATTCCCACGACTCGAAGCACTCCATCACCCAGTCGCATTTGTCAGAGTTGATTACCATATTGGGCAGCAGCTTGCGAACACGGTTGATCCCGTCTGCAACGTAGGTTCGCTCAAGCTTTCGCCATTGGATATTGGGGAACATCTGACGACATTCCTCCAAAGGCGAGTGCTGCGAACCTGAGCGATCGGAGTCCCACGGAAGGCAGGCAGCCCTGATAAGATGGAAGTAAGGTCGCTTAGCAAGCTCCTGCACGCATTCCACCACGGCCTTTCGGTTATCCTCATAGTAATCGTAGATGAACATCTTGCCGTCGATGTATTGGAACACGATGCCAGCCGTCCAGTCGGACTGCTTGTCCTTCGAGGAGATATCCCATGCCATATACACAGGCTTGTCAGTGCGCAGATTATGCGGCGTGAAGCGTCCCTCAGCTCTCAGCACCTCGATGCCAGGGTAAACAAGGCCAGCGTTCACTGCGAGGAACTCGCACATGAACTCCTGGCGGAACATGTTGTCGTTGCCGTGAGCGCGGATGTAGCGCTGCCTGACATTCTCTAACGCTTCGGGAGACCAGAGCTTCGAGCCATCTGCGAGCGTAGCCTGGTCTGCACGCACAACATCAACGTAGACGCGGCCATGGGCACCAGGCCACTTAGCAGGATCATCTTCTCCTGTGTATGTCCTGAGCATGTCTGCTGCCACGTTGTTCATGCCTCGCGGCGTGAAGTTGAAGTTGACAGACAGCGGCTGACCCATTGCAGCCTTGTTCTCCCAAATCGGCATGATGAAGTCGAAGGCACCTCTTCGGTAGAGCGATAGCTCCGATACGTAGAACGACTCGTAGGATGAGCCGATAAGCGATTCGGATTCCTTGAAGCCGATGAATTGAATGAGCGCCTCTGCTTTGTCCTCTGGGTTGTTCAGGAACTTGATCTGCTGTTGGGTTTCTTTGATATCTAACATGTCAGCTGGGTAGTTGTCCCAGTGTTTACGACCATCAAGGTACTTGTCCCAGATGTTACGTCTGATCCACTTGTTATCCAGGCCGACATAGGCAGTCTGTGTACCAGGATGATCCCATGAGAAGTGCATCGCCTTCTGGATATCATCAGTATCCTTGCCTTCCTGTCGTCCCCAGATCTTGAAATAGTAATCGAACTGCCCCGATAAGCGGCGAGCCCAGGCATCCCGCTGATAGGGCCTGGGCTCGTAGTACATCGGGACTTTGAGTCCCGCAGACATAGCTACTCCGCTTTGCTAATCTGCTCGTCGAGCTTGGCGATAGCTTCCTTAGCGTCCTCATTGAAGTGGTACGCCTCCTGAAGCTGACCATCCAAAGTACGGGCAATGTTGAGCATAACTGCTTCCATTGCAATGTCCATGATCGTGGTCTCGTCCTGCTCATTGAACTTGTGATCGATCATAGAATCGAAGAAGTCCTTGTACTCTTCAACGCTTTCGATCGCCTCGAAGCGTTCTGCGATACCGTGAAGCAGATCAACCGTGCGGCGAGCGATATCAGCTGCATCAGCGAACTCTATCTCCTGGCCGTACTTAGTATGCTCCAACACTTCTGCGAGCAGGCGCTTGCTCTCCAACCAGCCGTTGACAGTTTCAAAAGAGGACGCCATGTTGTTCACGCGGGCCAGGAACTGCTTCTCGGTAGCTTTCTGCTTCTTCTTGAGGTTCTCAAGAGCAGCCTTCTTCTGAGCCTCCAGATCCTTTTTAAGGGCGACTTTCTTAAGAGTAGCCTCAGTGTTCTTCTTAACTACAACCTCGGGCTTAGGATCTTTATCAGGCTCGAACTGAT